TTTGAGAAGTGTATGCGTGGCGATCCCAGCGACAATGTGTTCTCGGCCTATCCGGGTGTGCGTACCAAAGGCACCAAGAACAAAGTAGGCCTTGAAGAAGCATTTGAAGACCGCAATAAAAAAGGCTTCGCGTGGAACAATCTCATGCTTCAGCGTTGGACCGACCATAATGGTGCCGAGCATCGTGTGTTAGACGATTACAATCGTAATGTTACCTTGGTTGACTTGACAGCACAGCCCGAAGACGTCAAGGTCAAGATTGCTGAAACTATTGCCACTGGATCGGTTCCCAAGTCTGTTAGCCAAGTTGGTACCAAGTTTCTAAAGTTCTGTGGCAAGTATGAACTGACTCGTATCAGTGATCATGCACAGAGCTATGTAGAATTTTTAACCGCAAGCTATCCTGATGCCAAATAATGATAAACTGGGGGCTATTATTTGCCAGACTGTTTGGAACCATACTCAGTTGGCTACAAGCCACTAATTTACGCAATCAAATGTATATTCTTAAAGATCAAAACGAAATTATGCGTACTGCATTAGAAGATATACAACGCATGGACTCTGACGGTCGGATGGGGTGGCATGCCAAAATAACTTTAGATAAGGTGGACGAAAGAGAATGATTATGACTAACTTACTGGCAAAACCTGTAGTAAAAAATAAATTTTGGATTGTTGAACAAGACGGCAACAAAGTTGCTACTATTCAGACCATTGACGAAACAGGCGGTGTGGTCTATGTTGAAGACAATGCTAGGTCTTTTTTTCCTAGTGTCAAGGTACTTGGACAAAAGCATAACATTGTTTTTGATAAGTTTAAAAAGACAAAATCTGCATCCGAAGATACTTACGATGTCTATGGCTATCCTAGTAACTTTAGGACACATAACAAGCTGTACGATGTAAAAAAGAAACTGCCTATTTTTACCAAAACTGCAAAAAGTAAAAGTTATTTCTGTGCTGGTCATTACCTGGTAAAGTTTTCTAACTGCTGGACCAAGGCAGTATGCCCCAAACTAATTACACTACAACGTTACGAATACCGTGGTCCATTTACTTCAAAAGAAGAAATGGTAGCGCACTTAAAGGATTTAGAAAATGAGTAACATCAGTCTGCATGTAAAAAATTTCAATGATCGAGTACGTGTAATGAATCAAACCAATAGTAGAACCTTGGTTTTGCAAGCAGAAGAAGCAAGAAATCTTCATGCAGAAATATTTCAACTGTTGGCCATGCTTACAAATCAAGCGGTTACATCGCCTACAGTAGAAACTCCTTCAAGTTTAGATGGTGGAAATTTTTAATAAACTACGTATATTACGTCATAAATAAAAGACGTAAGGAAATAGTTGATATGTCAAGACCAAAACCAAATGTTCTATTAGAGTATGTAAACAAAAACAACTATAAGAGCGACCAAGTTCTTAGTAGTGAAGGTATCTGGGCAGTCTTCTACGACAACCAACCCATTAACTTAAAGTCACATAATATATTGGTTGCATACCCTGGGCCAAAGTACAAGAAGGTCAGCTTTAGTAATCCTGGCCATGCTATCAATCTAGCTAAAAAATTAAATGTCTTATTCAAGACAGACAAGTTTACTGTGGTGTTACTAAAACAAGGTGACCGAATCTACCCATAGTCAAGCATACTGGCAACAGCTGATGATTGATGCTGTTCAGCCTGGCGCCGATTGGCCAGGTGTAGAACATGTTTGGTGGTACAATCCCTTAAATCCACGAAGCTTAAGATTAACTCAGCGTGGGTTTGATCACGCACATAAAAATTCCAAACTACCTTATTGGACAGTGGCGCTTGATGCCAAGATACTGCCAAAGCAATTACTTCAACTGGAACGATGCTTTGCCAGTCCATACTTTATTCAAAATCTCAAAACACTAGAAGTATTTGACGACCGCGATGCTGTAATGATTCAGTTACATGCAGGCAATCTTGTACAGTACCTAAACAACCAAATGTAGTACTTGTGTATTAGGTTGACAATAAACAAATTATCCTGTATAATCCATATACTTGCTAGGCGAACACCGGTTGCATAGTGCAACATTAGTTCAATTAGCGGTAGGAGCATAGTGCTCTGTCTTAACCCCAAGGAGAAACTTTATGGCCGCAAAACGCCTTACACGAAAACTGACTGATGTTATTACAGAAGTCGAGAAACAACTCAAAGCACACTATGGTGTGACACAACAACACCTTGATGCATGGCGAGCTCGTGCTCGGGCTCTATCACATAAATTCCCTAACAGTTCAATGATCAAGATTGAAGATCTTTGGATTGACTACGAAGTGCAACGTGATGTGATTCACAAGCATATTATCAATATCATGTCAAAATGGGATCCACGTATTTGCAGTACCGGTAGTGCTTGTCGTGTTCTTAGCAAGCCTACAATTTATTTGTATGACGCACAACACCGTACCATTGCGGCTGGCCTATTAGGTTTTACTGAAGTGCCTTGTGCTGTGGTAGAAACCGATGATCCTAACTTTGCCAGCTATGCGTTTGAACTGCTGAATGACACTGGTGTTAAACGACTGACTCCTGGTGACTTGCACCGTAATGCTCTGGTACGCTACAAGAATGGTAGTCGTGATGTCAAGGTAGTTCGTGCCAAGACAATGCAGGACAAGTTTGATGCCGCTGGCATTGACCTTCAAGATAAGAACTCACGCAATAGCGACAATCTGCGTGGCGACAACGACCGATTCTTTAGTCACTTTAAGTATGCACAGAAGGCAATTGAAGTTGATGACACAGGAAATACCTTGTATGCTATCTTAGATGCCATACAAACTGTATTTCCGTTGCAAGAAGAAATTGATCAAGGTGTGTTTATTGGATTGTATGAGTTGCATCGCATCTCTAGTACAAATCCAGCAGACAAGTTACCTGCAGGGTGGATGAAAACTTTACTTAAGAGTATCAAGGATAACTGCTATAAGTCTAGCTCGCTAGTTCACGCCAAATGTAAAACACAATGGGCGCATGTACGCCCGGGTGCCAGCTGGTCTGCTCCGGACGCTATGGCTAACTTCATGCGCGAACTGCACATCATCAGTGGCGGTACATTGAAACTGCCATATCACGGTGAAGGTAGCAAAATGGGCATTGAAGAAGGCAATGTAGCAAAAGGTTTGTTTCCTACCGTAGAGGCATAATATGTTAAAAGAATCTCTCGAACAATTTACGGCTCCAGTTTATGGTAAGACCAAGCGTACTGCCGAGACTTATCAAACTGTAGCCAGTTACTGTACTCGCAACCTAACTCGTTTAGTTGCAGAGTATGCGGCTGTACGTAATGACCAACAGTTGTTGCGAGAGATTCGTAACGACATTGATTACTACCTGCGTCGATATCACGAGTACTGTATCCAACAACGTGACGGTATGTTAGCACACTACCACGAAGTTGGGGCAGATGAAGAATGCGACTTTGAGCACCTAATTCCTGCAAGTCGTATTCGTGATTTGTTGTTAGCAGGCAAGATCTCTGTAGAGCAGGCACTTAACACTCCTACTGTGCGCCTGAGCCGTGCTAAACACATGGCTCTTAAGGATGCAGGCTGGGCTAGTAAGACTCCTAATATGTGGTTGCCGTTTGAACGTTACACCAATGTGTTTGCGGCCCAGTATCAAACACATGACGGTACTGTAATTGATCCAAAGACTTGGACATTGGAAAAACATTACACGTACTTCAAGCACCTGGTTTTGTAAACGAATTGGTAAATAACTCAGTATTTTTTGAAAGTATCAATATGAACGAAATAGTCAACATCCAACGTGAAACATCCGAAGAAACAGAACAGGCACAGATGTCCGTAATGATCTTTAACGATCGCGCACTTGAAGCAGTTCGTGCTAAAATAAAGACTGGACCGAGCTTGAGTCATTGTGTGGAATGCGGCGAGGACATTCCTGAAGCACGACAATTGGCCGTTAAAGGATGCGAATTATGCATCTTCTGTCAAGAAGCAAGCGAACGTATGAAGCGTGGTTATTAATCTTCGAAAGGTATAAAATGATCTCAATGAAAGAATGGATGGAATTGGTTGACTACAAGATCACCGAAGGCGGTGACTATGGTTGGCAATGTTATGGCGCTAATGCCTATTGCTTAGACTCATGGAATGGTGTCCATGGTAAAGGTGGATACAGTTTTAGCATTGTGTTTAGTACCAAGACTCAAAAGGTCTACGAAGTTACAGTAAGTGATTATACCAACGATCGTGCCTATCGCATGATCGTCGAAAACAAGCGTAAAAAGCACAGTGAAGAATCGTTTTTGCGTAATGTTGATTTAAACGAAGCCTGGGATGGTGTCAACTATACGGATTTAGAAGTCGACGATGACTTTATCCAAAAGTGTCTTGCTATCCGTGATGGCGAAGATTACGATACAAGCATCAGTGTACCGCTAAACCTTGACAAGGAATCTCTGCACCAATTGATGCTGTTGGCACACGAAAACGACATGACTTTGAACAAATATGTGGAGAAAATCCTACGCATTGAGATGGGAATGAACGAATAAATAGTAAATGCGCTATTTAATCATACTGATGATGTTTGTGGTGTCATCGGCTTTTGCAGAAACTGTGTTAGTGTATGATCAAAATCAACACTCTACTGTGGTAGAACAGAATGCCGATGAAGTAAGAAGCATTGCAAGCATTACAAAATTAATGACTGCTATGGTTGTGTTGGATCACTACAGTGACTTGACTAAACCCATAGAATACAAAACCAAACTGGGCAGTCAATTGCCCAGTAAGACTTATACTGTAGAAGAACTGCTAACGGCCATGCTTGTCAAAAGCGATAATGGTGCGGCAGAGACCTTGGCTGACACATTCCCTGGTGGTAGAGATACTTTTATGTTATTAATGAATATCAAGGCTCGTACCATTGGTATGTATAATTCCACGTTTGCAGATGCTTCTGGATTGAACATTGAAAATAAATCAACTGCGAGAGAAGTTGGTATACTGGCTCTTGCCGCCTATGGATATAATTTTATACGTACTACCAGTACCAAAAAGAATTTTCAAGTTGTCAGCAAGCGAAAGAAAAAGTCTCAGGTTATTACTCTTAACAGTACTAACCATGTGTTGTTGGAAAAATTTGATAACATTGTGTTGGGCAAGACAGGATTTACCAATCCTGCCGGATACTGTGTTACCTTGTTGGTTGAAAAGAACAATCACCTATATAGTGTAGTGGTATTAGGCGCTCGTTCGATCAAGCAACGTGTTGACCTAGTAAGCCGTTTAATGTACAATAAAGTTTTGCTTGGAGCATAAAATGAGTTTTGATTTTTGGGACTTGGTATTATTAGTGGGATGTCTTTGGTGGGCGTCTCGTGTTGTTTGGCCTAACAAAGACAAAGAACTAAAGTTAGATGCTCCCGCAGTACACACAGACCCAAAATACATCTGGATTGTGATTGAGCGAAATGAAGCTGGACTATTTGCCTATAATGCTAAAAAAGGCAATTATCTAGCACATGGTAACACACTAGAAGAAATGTGCTCTATGTTCAAAGAGCGATTTCCTGAAAATACAGGATTGCTGGTAACGCCAATTTCTAACAATCCCGACCATTTATCAATTAAGGAATTTACATCATGAGAAATCATTACTGGAGTTGCAGTAAATTTGCCGACTGGCTTCGCGGTACTGCCAAGGGTGGTGCTAAAACTGGCGAAGGCTGGAACGAGTGGGAAGATAAAGCAAAACGTTACAATCCTGTACGTTATTGGCTAGCCGAAGAAGGACTTGATTATGTTCAAAACTTTGTATACTATATTCCAGATAAAATCTATGCTATCAAATACTACCTTAACAACCGCTGGGTTACTCGCACACATGCTCTTACTGCCCATCCTCGGGACATTGCTCGTGGTGAATGGTGTGATGTGGGAAATCGTTTTCTTCCCTGTCTTTTTAATGAACTTGTGGATTTTGTTGAAGTGGAACTAGCCTGGTGGCACCTTGCCTGGAACGAAGAAGAAAGGTCCAAATACAATATGCCTTGGTGGGCTGTGGGCTGGTGGCGTATCCGTACATGGCGCTGTCCACAAGCTGGTCTTGACAACTTGGAATGGCAACGTAATCTTCGTTGGAAAGAAGATGAAGTTGGTGCAGACTTTGAAGGTCTCGGCGAACTGACTCCACAGGCAGTCAAGGCACAAGAAATACTAGATTTGTACACATGGTGGACCACTACATATCGTAACCGACCAGACCCTCACGAAGCCAGTGGATGGAGTGCCTACTGTGAAGCCAGTCGTATTGCCAATAATGGTCGACTAAGCTGGGGCAATGACAAAAGTCCCGAGCTTAAGAAGATGAGCGACAAAGCCCTCAAGTCACTTCAAAAGATCGAAGCAAATTATGAAAAAGAAGACGAGGCTATGATGATCCGCCTTATCAAGATACGCCACGGGCTTTGGACTTAACCTGCTTAAAAATCAAGCAAAAATTGCTTAAAAATTAAGCAGATTTTACCCTAAAAAGTGTTGTTTTTTAGCAACACTTTTTTTTTGAGCTTTTTAGCCCAAAACTTGACACAAAAATCCATTTAATCTATACTATAAGAACAGTAAGCAAACAGGAGCAGAAAATGGTAGATGCAAAATACAAAACCCAGTTTTACATTGATGAAACCAACAGCGAGTCTGGCCCAGTGGTTCGTTGGAACAGCAACGATCGTATTCCTTTTGAAGACATGTTGCAAGAATTTGTAACCGCTGGTTGGATTGGAAACCAAGAACTTTCTAACAGTTTGGCTCAACGCAAAATTGAAGACCGTATTGCTCTTGAGGCTTATGCTCGAAACTACAAAGGCCCAAGCGAAGAAGAATTGTTTGAAATGCGAGCCGCATTTGGTCCGGGCGCCAAGGTGGTGAATGTGTTAACTGGTCACTCTTATACAGTTTAAGGAGATAAAAATGGCTTTGATTACTTTTGCCGGCTTTAGCCGTGTCAATGGCGTACTGAAATTTCGCGTTGCCACCAACAAGAATCGTGCTACTCAACTTGAGAAGCTGGGTGACACTGAAGTTGACATGGATAAATTGCCTATTCCAATGTTCAAGAATGAAGCGATTAAGTATGTGCTCACTAACCTGGGACGTTTTCAAGTTGATACCAAAGAAGCCGAGGCTTTACTGACTGCAATGGTCAAGGACGAAAATCCGTTTGCTACCCCCAAGAAAACTGTCAAGGTTACTGTCAAGAAGCCTGTGATTAGGCCCACTTCCATGTTGGTTAAACGTACTAAGAAAGTACTAACGCCAGCAGAGGAACGTGCTAAATTTATGAAAAGTCTGGCAGGCATTTGACCAGTAATTCGAATTAATGTACAATACTTGTATTGAAACTTAAAAAGGAACTTGAAATGGAACGACTTAGCACCATCCAACAAATCAATTCTACCATCATGTTTGGTAATTTGACTAATACCGAGCTGGCCAGCGTGATTGATGCTGTGAAATTTGCTAGAGCTCAAATGACCAAGCAACAAGCTCGTGCCCTGCGAGTTGGTGACACTGTGAAGTTTACCAGCAACCGCAACGGCATGACCTACACCGGTACAGTTGACAAAGTCAAGATCAAATATGTACTTGTGAACACTCCACAAGGTCGGTACAATGTGCCTGCTAACATGCTGGAGGCTGTATAATGCGTATGAAAACAATTATCCCAGGCTTTAAGAACAGCCAAAAATTTCGTGTTATCTTTAAACAGGGTGGCTCCGAATACGATGTTGGCATGTACATGACTATCAAGCAGATGTCAGAATCCATGGCCACTGTTAACGCTCGCACCGCTGTTTGGAATGCATTAGAACGTCTTAGCGCCATTCGTCACATTTCTAAGAAAGCAGGTCAGCGCAATCTAGAAACTGGCCTAGGATGCACAGAAGGCAAATTTCAAGTTCAAGTTGATCTGGTCTAAGGAGTCATTATGAAAGTCGTATACAACGGTCTATTGGGTGGATGGTACATTGTGCGTGGCGCACATCAAACACCAATCTCAGGTCGCTTTGACACCAAAGAATCTGCATTGGCACACTTGCGCCGACGTAACCCTTTACATTTCTAAGAGGCAACAACATGGGATATGCTGTACTAGCAGACAAGAATCAAATGGACCAGATGCGTGTCAAGTATGGTCCACGCCGGGGCCTAGAAGGGCCTTTTAACTTTTCTGGCCGTGTGTTGTATTATGACAACAAGGCGGGCCAGTACTATGATCCAACCACAGACTTCTATGTTGAGCAGAGTGAGATGGATATCATCCACGGATATCTGCTTGATAAATTATCAGCTTAATGCTATAATGCAGTATGAACTTAATTCAAGACCTCTTAGACAAAGAAGCTATGTTGGGCAATGCTGGACAACTGAACAGTCCCGAAAGACTGAGCATCCTGAAAGACATCAAGAACCTAAGAGGAACTGAGGCCCCGGCGTGTTGGGGACATGACGATTGCAGTACAATGATACTGGTTCGTTGTCCGTGGAGAATTGATTGTGGAGATTGCAATGAGTAAATGGACGTATATAGTACTTACAGGCCTTTTGTGGGCTTGTATTGTTGTGGGCCTGTTTCAGCTGATCACTGAACCGCCCGTAGCCAAAGTGTGCCTTGATGGTGTTGTGATGACAAAAGACAAAAAAGAAAACATGTATGTACAGTATGGATTGATATTCCCCACACGGTGCATGCCTATTGATACTGACTAAGCATGTCTTTTACTGTACAAGAAAGTCCTTGGGTTACTTTACGCAAAGGAGACCCAAGTTTCCAATTGCAGGGAACTATGGTAGTGGCAGATCGCGCAGGAGTGCAGATCAATAGCAGTTGTCCAGAGCATGTTGCCAAACAACTTATTAAAGCAATTGAGTGCGGATGGATAGAGACTGTGGCTACGGTTCCTAAGAATGACCCTACTCTGTTTTGGGAAACATTAAAAATATGAAACAACAAATTCAAACTCTTGTTGAACAGGCAAAGCAAAGTGTGCCAACTGGGCTAGCACCAGAACAATGGCTTGAAGTTTATCACACAAAGTTCGCCGAGTTGATTGTTCGGGAATGTGCTAAAAGAATAGACTATTGGGAATCAAGACAAGGCGAACATTGCGATGATTTGCTAAAACATTTTGGAGTTGCGGAATGAACCAGATCAGTCAGTATCTGATCAGCATTGATCGACCACCTTATGTGAATGGCCGGCGGGTAGGGCAGGCCACACCTTGTGTGAGTTATGGTCGACCCGCTTGGTTCATCTCGTTTTATGATGGGTATACTCATACCAACAACCCTGTGTTCACGGATGAAGATGGCCTGAACGGCGCACCCACCATTCGAGAATATGCAACTAACTTAGGATTTGGAGTTGAAGAATGAACAAACGAATTGGGCCATTAACCATTGACAGTGAAACTGCGGATCGCATTACCAGTCTTAACTTAAAAGACTATCGTGCGTATCTAAAGAAAGAATTAAAACAATGGAAGAAGAATCCTAAGACAGATTCCAATCCAGATGGTTACTGGTTACACCCCGAAGATGTAGCAGGAAATATACGAACTATCGAAGCATTAGATTTAATTATTAGTCATTTTCCTGATGTTGGGCGTGAATGAAGTTTGATAAACAAGCAATAATTGAATGGACTGCTTCAGCGATTTCTATCGCCGGAGCTGTATGTGTATCATTGGACTACTATCCTCTTGGTGCCATTATGTGTTTCTTAGAAACTGGATTGTGGCTAATAGTAAGTCTGCAAATGCGACATCCTTCCATGATCACGTCTAATGCTGTACTGCTATCCATTTATGTTGGTGGTATGTCCTACAAGCATTTCTATGGATAATGTTGCTTAAAAACAACAGAAAAAAGCCCCAAAAATAGGGCTTTTTTGCTTAAAAAACAGGCAGAATCTTTCGGTTGACCCATAATTCCGTTTAATGTATACTATAAGAACAGTAACAAAACGGAGCCAGAAAATGTCATCATATGTAATCGTTGCAAAAGGTACAGGTTTAATTGTCACAGACGGTCCTAACAAGAGCCGTGCATACAAAACTTATGGTGCCGCTCGTGCTACTCGTACCCGTCTTTGCAAAAAAGCAGGTTGGAGTGCTGGTGAACTGAGCATTGTTGCTCGTGACACTTACACGGCTCCCAAGGTCACTGTCAAGAACTTGATGACAGGCAAAGACGTAACCATTGACGCAGATACTCCATGGTGCTGTAACCCTGCTAGCGAAACTTACTGGTCAATGTAATTTGACCATTAATTCGAATTATTGTATAATACTTTTATTGTAATTAAAAAGGAATCAGCAAATGGGTACTCGTTCAAGAATTGGCGTTATGCACGGTGACAAATGCAAATCTGTGTATTGCCACTGGGATGGTTATATTGCACACAATGGCGAAATCTTGGAGAAGTTTTATGACAGCACCAAAGCAAACCAGCTCGTGGCCCTTGGGGACCTCAGTAGCCTTCGCAAAAACATCGGAGAAAAACATGCCTTCAGCTCTTTGGACATCTCCGAAGAAGAGCGTGAGCAATACGAGTTGGACCATGGAGATTCATGCACGTTTTACGGCCGTGACCGTGGTGAAACCGAGACTGAGTGGAAAGTAGCACAGACGTTCGACGAGTTCTTGGAACAATGCGACAACTGTGGTGCTGACTACTACTATGTCATGGAAGATGGCGAATGGTTTGTTGGCAGTACTTATGGCGAGTTCAAAGGTCGTCTGGTTCGTTTGAGCCAAGTGCTCGAAAAAGAACTTGCTGAACAATTCAATTAATTTTATAATACATATTCAAATTAACTAAAGGAGTTTTTATGTCCGTGACTGAGAATCGTAGTGTTACTGCTACATCCGCCCGTAATAGCATTTTGCGATGCTTCAATGCCAAACTGCCAGTGTTCCTTTGGGGTCCTCCTGGTATTGGTAAATCAGAATTGGTAGCAGGCATTACCGAAGAACTTGGTGGCTTGATGATCGACCTGCGTATGCCTTTGTTGGAGCCAACCGACTTGCGTGGTATTCCGTTCTACCACAAAGAGAAAAACATTATGGATTGGGCACCGCCAATTGACTTGCCCGACGAGGAAACTGCCAGCCAGTATCCTATTGTGGTCTTGTTCCTGGACGAAATGAATGCGGCCGCTCCGGCTGTACAGGCGTCAGGTTATCAACTTATTTTGAACCGTCGTGTAGGCAAATATAAACTGCCAGACAATGTGGTGATCGTTGCCGCAGGTAATCGCGAGAGTGACAAAGGTGTTACCTATCGTATGCCCACTCCGCTGAGCAATCGTTTCATTCACCAAGAGATGCGTGTGGACTTTCCATCGTGGGAAAAGTGGGCTGTTACTAACCGTGTACACAAAGACGTGGTAGGTTATATTAGTTTTGCCAAACAAGACTTGTTTGACTTTGACCCACGTTCGAGCTCACGTAGTTTTGCTACTCCACGTTCATGGACCTTTGTCAGTCGCTTCCTTGAGGACGATACCATTGCAGACGACACACTTACCGATCTTATTGCAGGTACAGTGGGAGAAGGTCTTGCTGTCAAGTTCATGGCTCACCGCAAGGTTGCCGGACAGATGCCCAAGCCAGAAGATATTTTGGCAGGCAAGGTCAAGGAGCTCAAGACCAAGGACATCTCTGCCATGTACTCGCTTACTGTTAGTATGTGCTACGAGCTTCAGGACTCGTTCAAGACTGCAACTGCATCTAATAAAATGGATCCGTGGCATGCCCAATGCGAGAACTTCTTGCGCTTTATGATGGATAATTTTACCACAGAATTGGTAGTTATGGGTGCTCGTGTTGCATTGACCACTTACAATTTGAAACTGTTGCCAGGCAAACTGCCCAGCTTTGAAGAGTTCCACAAACGTTTTGGCAAGTATGTAATTGCCGCGGCGGCTAAGTAAAAGGTTCCGCTAGTCACGGGCAGAGGCAGGAGCAATCCGTAAGTCCTCTTTTTATTGACTGTTAATTCATTAAAATATACAATACATATATTAATAAGGAGCTCAAATGTCTGATACTACACTAGCCGAAAAAAGCAAAGTTGTTACTGTAACTGATCCCAAGGTAGATGCCCGTGTACGTGATAAATTGATCACTGCTCGTGTTGCTCTGTTGCTTAAGGCTCCGTTCTTTGGCAACATGGCTACTCGTTTTAAAATTCTAAATGCCGACGACTGGTGCCCTACTGCGGCGACAGATGGACGCCATTTCTATTACAATAGTGCATTTGTAGACAGGTTGAGCTTGCGTGAAGTAGAGTTCTTGTTTGGACACGAAGTGCTACATGCCATTTACGACCACATGGGTCGCCGTGGTGATCGTGAGCCACGTTTGTGGAACATTGCCGACGACTATTGTGTTAACGCAGACTTAATTGAACACAAAATTGGTGAGAAGATTACCAAGGTTGGCTGTTTGTACGATCCAAAGTATAAAGGCATGAGTGCAGAAGAAGTCTACGACTTACTGTACAAGAACGCAGAAAAAATTGATATCGACAAGTTGGCCAAACAACTGTTGGACGAACACTTGGACGGTGACGAAGGCGACAGCGAAGGCGACAGCAATGGTGATGGCAACAAAGAAGGCAATGGCCGACCACGTTTGACTGATGCAGAGAAACAGCAAATCCGTGATGAAATTAAACAGGCTGTTATTACTGCGGCTCAGACTGCCGGTGCCGGAGACTTGCCTGGTAATGTCAAACGTATGGTCAAAGACCTTACTGCTCCTGTTATGGACTGGCGAGAACTGTTGCAACAACAAATCCAAAGTACAGTTAAAAGCGACTTTACTTGGATGCGTCCAAGCCGTCGTAGTTGGCACATGGATGCAGTCTTTCCTGGCATGGTTCCAGGACAACAAATTGATGTTGTTGTTGCCATTGACATGTCCGGCAGTATCAGTGACGAGGACAGTAAAATATTCTTGAGTGAAGTTAAAGGTATCATGGAATCCTACGATGAGTACAAAATTCATGTACTATGTTGGGATACTGACACATATAATCCACAAGACTTTACTAGCGACAACATGGAAGACATTGCCAGTTACCAACCTATGGGTGGCGGCGGAACAGATCCACATTGTGTTTGGGAATACTTGCAAGACAAAGGTATGGAACCCAAGAAGCTGATTATGTTCACTGACTATTGCTTCTTTGGTTGGGAACCCGACCGTGTACGCGACTACTGTGAGACTGTTTGGATTATTAAAAACAATCGTGATGCCGAACCTGAGTTTGGTGTATGGGCCAATTATGACGAGGTTGCAAAATGATTATTCTTACCGCAGAAGAAATTACAGCTCTAAAGCCCAAGCAGGCACGTGAGCTGGTTGCAACACTTCAAACTCGTCTTGCACGAGTTGAACAATGCTGTGATGACTTGTTGTATGCAATTGAAATCATTCATGCCACTTCCGATACACCATATGGAAAAGAACAGGTAATACAGGTACAGGAAGCAATGGAAGATAAACTTCGCATTGCCGAAAAAGAACCTGTTGATATGAAGATTCGAATTTACGAATGAGTTTACATCACAAAATTGTTAATCCACTTAATGTGCATGGACTGCGGAGGCTGGAGTTTTGCCCTCCGCATTTCACGACTGTGGTTTTTGATTTACGTACACAAGAGAAAAACGTATCCGATTGGATCTTTGAAAACCTAGAAGGTCGTTTTTACTACGGTGACTGGTATCATAAAAATCCAACCACAAATAAAAACGAAATGAGCAAGTGTGTGGCTTTTGAAACAGCACACGAAGCCAGCTACTTTACACTACAGCTTCAAGAAATCAACAAGAGCGAAGCTTCTTGGTAGTTTCGATTTCTCTGTTAAAAAAATATTTACTGGGTAGTTAACTCGAGTAAATACTTTGTACATTTTAACGGAGAATTAAATGTCTATTACTAATACCGAAAATACAGCAGAAACTACAGTACCAGCTCAAGCGCCAGCGGCTGGTAACCTACAGTTACAAGACCTAGTGGGTCTAGTACACGCTGTACAATTATCTGCATCACGCGGTGCTTTCAAAGCAGAAGAAATGTCGCAAATTGGCGGCCTCTATGATCGTTTAATTGCGTTCTTAAAGACCACGGGTGCCATTGCGCCAGTACCGCAAACACAAGAACCTGCAGACAGCTCAGAAGCTGATCAGCAAGGTTAATCAAGGAGAAAAAAAATGATTAAACACGTTGGACGACACAACAACAAAAAAGTAGTTATTCTTTACCGTACTGTTCCTGATGACGAGCACATGTGTTTGGTAACCTATACCGAGACATTGCCTAGAATGATTCATGACGAGCTCATGCACTGCCTAGAAAGTCCAATTGGACAGAATGCCAAAGAGTTTTCCGACGCTTTGTTTAGACAAACAATGGCCGACGGAAATAATGCATTGCACAGTTTGCATGTTAACGGATTCATTAAAAAAGTTCCAGCCAACCAAGTCTTGGTAACACCCAAGCAAGGTTCAAGTGTGCGGTTAGACGAACTAAACGACATTTTAAAGCAAATGGAACAAGGCGAGGAAGCTGTTCGACGTTTGGCCGATATGGACAGCAGTCGTGGCATGAACAAGAAGAAAACTCGTTTACCCGAGGCTCGTGAAGTTGGTGCTCCTAATAACAGTAGAGCAAATGCCGGAGTTCAAGGCAACACCAGTGCTGAAGAATATGTGGCAAACACTATCCTGACAGATTCTGATATTGCTATCTCTAGACTGGCACAAGCAAAAACTTTTAAACAACAAGCCGAACAACTGTTAGCAGAAGCTAAACGTCTTGAAGACGAGGCACAAACATTAGATGCGGGCTCTAAGAAAAATGTCACAACAAAAACCAAAAAGACCGCCGCGAAGAAGCAAGCGGCTTAATGTTAGTGTTAGGGCTCAATGGGAAAAAATTCTAAAGACTGTTGAAAAAAATGATGTTCCAATTACTGTACTTGATTGTGTAGTAGTTAACCTCAAAGACAGTACTAAAGTTGAAGTGAACATTAAGCAGTTACTAGCCGAGGGATATGATCCAGGTGACTTGCAAAAAGAGTTAACTGAAAAATTAGACAACCTTGACAATTATATCGAAGATGTTGATTTTTATATCAACATTGAACAAGTAGCTAGTACTGTACAGCCCATCACTGATGCATTATTAAAAAACTTATGATTAATGCTATATTCGCCACCGACTTAAACGGTGGTTTAGGATTCGAAGGTACCCTACCCTGGCCACATAATTCAGAGGACATGGCGCAATTTCAGCGCATGACTTCTGGGCATATTGTAGTCATGGGTCGACGTACCTGGGACGATCCAAAAATGCCCAAACCACTATTTGGCAGAAAAAATTATGTAGTTAGCAATTCACCGCTAGGAGGTAATTATTACCAGACTCAAGTAATTGGCGGAGGTGACTATGTGGATCAGATAGTTAAACTACACGATGCAAATCCAGGACAAGATGTGTTTGTAATAGGTGGCAAACAAATACTTGAAGACTGCAAAGGAATTTTGGATAAAGTCTATTTGACTTATCTACGTGGAAACTATAGAATAGATACTAGAATCCATTTAAAAAACTTCCTGAGCGGATTTACTGAACGATATGCTAGCTCAGGCAAATCATGTACATTTGTAAGATATGAAGCCATATTTAAACGCCCTCCAACAAGTCCTTGAACAAGGCACCACACGAGATGACCGAACAGGCACAGGCACTATCAGCTTGTTTGGTATGCAACAAAGATATAACTTAGCAGATGGGTTTCCTGCTGTAACTACAAAGAAGCTGGCCTGGAAAAGCGTAGTCTCAGAACTGCTATGGTTCATTGAAGGTTCAGGTGATGAAAAGCGCCTACGAGAGATATTATATGGTAGTAGGGACTCTGAAAAGAGTACCATTTGGACTGCCAATGCCACAGCACCTTACTGGGCGCCGAAAGCTAAGTTCAAAGGTGACCTTGGTCGTGTCTACGGCGTACAGTGGCGCAAGTGGCGCACTCCTGTAGAACACAAAGCAGAAACATACAAAGACGACTGCGGTAGTTGGTACCAACGCGATGGCTATGTTCATTTCAAAGAAACAGATCAATTAAAAGATTTAATTGCGGGCATTAAAAAGGACCCACACGGACGACGTCATATATTATCAGCATGGAACCCTGGCGAATTAGATGCCATGGCTCTCCCACCGTGTCATACCTTGGCCCAGTTTTATGTTGCAGATGGCCGACTAAGTTGTCAGATGTATCAAAGAAGTTGTGACATGTTTTTAGGAGTCCCATTTAATATCGCAAGCTACTCCCTTCTAACGGCGATGATAGCTCAAGTGTGCGGCCTAGCGGTTGGTGAGTTTGTTCATGTACTCGGCGATGCACACATCTACCTAAATCATGTTGAACAGGTAAAAGAACAATTAACTCGTGAACCATTACCTGCCGCAACTCTTTGGCTTAATCCTGATGTTACAGAAATTGACAAGTTTACTATGTCTGACATTAGGCTTGACGACTATACACATCACGATCCTATTCAAGCCGAAATGGCGGTATGATTGTTTTTAAATCTTTCCTACTAGGAGACTGCGAAGATCCTGAAATCTATGCGGCACATCCCATATGGGAATGGCAACAAACCGAAGCCGGCAAGTGGGTAATGGAGCATGCCATAGAGACCCCTAGTTTTCGTATAACATCTGACCCTCTAACGTATGGGTATAGAGTTGACGTCTACGGTAAACTTGAAGGATCAGATCTAACATATTTTAAATTAAAGTGGAGTGATTTTAAATGAGAATTTTAGTAACAGGTGGCCTAGGTTTAATTGGTCACAACATAGTTAAGAGATTGCAAGATCAGGGCCATCTAGTATCTATTATGGATATTAAAACAAACTACGGAATCATTCCTCAAGCAGAAGTTGATTACCTAATGACCGAACGTAGGAAGAAAATTGCAGTAGATAGTTATGTTCATGAACGTGATATCAGTGATAGTAAATCAGTTGATTATGTGTTCAATGTAGAACAGCCCGAGATTGTTATACATATGGCCAGCTTCCCAAGGCAAAAAGTAGTTAACGCAGATCCTGCCTGGGGAAGTCGTGTTATGAGCGAAGGATTGCTCAATTTACTAGAAGCTAGCAACAAGTATGATGTTAAGAAGTTTATCTATATCAGTAGTTCGATGGTGTACGGTGACTTCACTGACGATGTAACTGAAGATGCTGTTTGCAAACCACAAGGACAATATGGTATTATGAAACTGGCCGGCGAATGGTTAGTTAAAGATTATTCACGCAAGTCCAAACTTGTTCACACCATCATTCGACCCAGTGCTGTATATGGACCACTTGATGTTGAGGATCGTGTGATTGCCAAGTTTATGTTAACAGCAATGCGGGGCGGCACATTGAATGTTAATGGTGCAGACGAAACATTAGACTTTACTTATGTAGATGATGCCGCAGATGGCATTGTTGCCGCCGCATTAAGCGACAATACCAAAAACAAAACATACAATATTACCAAGAGCCATAGTCGTACATTGTTAGAAGCCGCACAACTGGCGCTGAAGCTGGCAGGTGGCGGAACATTGGTAGTCAAAGACAAAGACAAAGACTTCCCTAGTCGTGGTGCATTGAACATTGATGCGGCACGTAGAGATTTTGGGTATGACCCTAAAGTTGATGTAGAAGAAGGATTCCAAATTTATTATGAGTGGCTTAAAAATTCCGTTTACTGGTCTACCAAGACAGTATAACGATCTCAGAGAAGAACTTCTCAACGCCGCTGACACTGTCTATCAAAGTGGACAGGTGTTAGATGGCGAGTACACTCGCGAATTTGAACGTCAAATTGCACATCGGTGTCAACGCAAATATGCTGTTGCTGTTAATAGTTGCACACAGGGATTGATATTTGCTTTAGAAGCATTGGAACTAACGCAAAGCAATATCTTGATTCCTGGACAGAGCTTTATTGCCACGTTGAATAGTGTATTGCGCTCTGGCAACAATCCTATATTCTGCGACATCAATCCCGACAACAATATTCTAGATGTAGAAACAGTCTACGGTAAACTTGATGACATGGTTGATGCTGTCATGTATGTTAACTTGTACGGTAACATGATCAACTACGATAGATTTTCTCTTGTTGTGGATTTTTGGAATTCTGGCCTTTGCGTAATTGAAGATGCGGCACAGAGTTTTGGCGCACGGTATAAAGGTCGCCCTAGTGGCAGTTTTGGTGACATCAGTTTGCTGAGTTTTGATCCTACAAAGAACTTGCCCAACTATGGGTCAGGCGGTATGATACTAACTGATGACTTTGATGTATATACAAGATTGCTCAGTTTACGCAACAACGGTAAAGCATTGGATCATTATGAAACTGGTACCAACAGTAAAATGAGCGAAAGCGACTGTGCTCAAATGCTAGTAAAGCTAGATCATTTTGATGCATGGCAAAGACGTAGAACTGAAATAGCCAAATACTACACAACTGAACTGTCTGACTTTGCTACTACTCCGTGGGTAGATAAAGATGTAGAACATGCCTGGCACAAGTATGTTATCAAACTTGATGATCGTAATCACTGCCAACAATGGTTAGAAGCATCTGGCATAGAAACAAAAATACACTACGAACATCCGTTGTACGATTATCCAGTGGCAGGAAATCATCATACTCCTAAACTAACCGATGTAAGTAATTCAGAGACTCTCAGTCGTACTGCGCTTAGTTTACCAATATATCCCGAATTGTCAGACGAAGAAGTAGAACGTATTGCCAGTGCAGTACAAGGATTTTGCCGCAATGGCTCTTTAAACTATTAAACAGGACTGTAAGGGTTACGAAATCTATCGTAACCATCATCCTCAGGATATACTGGGTATTGATCAGGGTTCATAAGAATATTTATTATCATAATATTCTTTTAGCCAAGCCCAATCAAAGCTGAGTTTTAGCTTTTCGTAATCTCCCCCAACTTGATTGTAGTACAATACCGCATCACGGGCTCCGGCCAAACAATATTCTGCAAATTCACCTTCAGCAACTTCACACCAAGTTGCTAGTCTATGACTGGTTTCTAGTGTGGGCTGTGTAGCCATAAAGTGTTTTAGCTTAACTACTTCGCGGAAAGCAGTACGCCAGGTCATCCAAGCACTTTGATTAAAGTGAGCGATGCCACTTAAGATAGGCACTGCTTCGTGTGGTTGACTCAGTGTAAAGTCAATTCCGGGAGTGTTGTTTTCCAATACCAATTGTTTATTGTAAGCAATCATACCTTGGTGCCCGTATTCCAATCCGTTAACAGGATTACGACTATTAAAGATGTAGTGTTTAGGGCCTTGCCAATAATCTGGCATCCAACGCCAATCAAAATCAACAACTTCCAATTTGGCAAACACTGCAAAGAACCATGGAGTTTCACTGCGTCGTGCGGCTTCTTGGTATGCCGCGGTACGTCCGTTTATGCCACGTACCCAAGGAATATTCTGTGGACTACTGTTGCTCATTTGGCACAAATGATTGTACCAGCGTTCCTCATCTGGTTCTCCATTGCTTATGTAAATGATGTCAAGTATTGGAAAATTTTTGTGCAAATAACAGTCATGAATCTGTGTTTTCGAGGTCTCAAGATAGGGATAATCGTATATTTGTTGGTTCAAATGTGCCTTGATTTCACGAGGTACTAGCGTAGTAGCACCTGACCTGCTAAATCGCGAAACTGTACGATCCTTGGGCGACCATAGTGTTGGGTAACAACGTAAATTACAATCTGATTGATTGGTAAAGATTGCATATGGTGCAGTAAATTGATAGTTCTTGATCTCGGTTATTAAATCGTCTGAATTGTAGTAATGCACTGGCATAGGTCTACGTGTTACATATTGGTCGGTACAATAGTTAATGACGTTAAACCAATCAAGCAACTCTAAATCGTACATTTGCTTTTTAAAAGATTCTACATGTATGTAAAACGTATCACCGTACTTGTTGGTATAGTTAGGAAATACATGTATCATTTCTCGTTGCCATGGCTCCGGATGCCAACTAAAGTCAAAATCTTTGTATTCGCATACACTACTGATAATCCAGATATAATCTGTTTCAACAGTATTCAAAATTCTTTTAAAAGTTTCAAGGTAGCTTTCTACAAAACGAGTTACCTTTACAGTAGGAACTTGCTGACGTATCTCGTCAACAGCATCTAGACCACATAAATGATCTATTAGATATATTTCTGTTTGGTCAACAGAAACAGTTTGATCTGTGACATAATTCAAGTCTGGAAAGTCTTTGAGATCCGTGCACCATGTGGCATGATGTAGGAATGTGGGCACACTGACTAAGAATGTATCTGTCCACTTTTGCCAGCGACTGCCAAACACATGAATCATTTGTGTTTGCCAACTTTCGCTATGCCAATCAAAATCAAAGTCTGTGTAGTCTATGCGACTGCTGATGAACCAAAAGCGCCCACGTGACTTGGTTGCACAACGTTTCATCACCGAGTAGGTGTCGCCCACAAAGCGTGTTCTCTTTACATGTGGGTAGCGTTGCTTTATCTGTTCAAATCTGGTGTCCGACAATGCGTTACCATAGTCAATAAAAAAGATATCTGCTAAACTATTGGTAGCAATCTTAAAGTCGTCAACAAACTTGATACCTTGACTGTTGGGCAACATATACTTGATACCACTGCTACGTTGCCACTGGCTACTGAAATGATATTCGTAAGCGGGACTGTGTGGGTCTGGATGCCAACTAAAATCAAAGTCAGCATCAAACTCTGCTGGCACTACCCAATTGGCTTGATTGGGCAGTCTACGCACAGGACTGTTGTTATGAAAGTTCCAGATCTTTTCTGTAAACTGTTTAGGTGCTAGATACACCCCGCCGTCTTTTTGCCATTGGCTAGGCCATACATGTATTTGGTGTGCTTCCCACGGTACCGGCTTACAACTAAAATCAAAACCAGTGTAGTCATTGCCACCATAAATATACCAGAAGTGTCGAGTTCTACTTTGCTCGGCCGCTGACTCAATACTGTCAGCATGTTGTTCAAATGCAAACAGTCCTGGCTTGGGTCCAAAGTAAAAAACATCAAACATGTATAATATCCATCTTCATTACGAAAATATATTTCACTCCTTGAAACGTATTGTAGCACATCGGCGTCTACTTTATCTACTGCCTTATGGATCAACTCAACCAAAAAACATTGAAACTATTTCGGACAACCTAGATAAACTGCACCAAGAATGTTATCGCAAGCTGATTGACCCGGCCACAATAAAAGAAGGAACTCTTTTTATATTTTATGACCAAGAGCCCATCTACGGAGAATTTAATTACAAGTTCTTTGATCACATACGAGACAACTTCCTAGGCCCTTATGCTATTGTAACAACCGAACAAGATAGTCTACCAGTACAGGCACTCAAAGAACGCTATGGCTGGCCTGTTATTGACTACTTCCATCATGCATTTGCGGCACACGATTGGTTTAGAGGCGCCGAGTTTAACAGTCAACAGATAGAACCTAACCTACGCCCTATCAACAAAAAGTTTATTACATTTAATAGAATTACCAGTGGCCCTAGAGTCTATAGAACTCTGTTTGTAAACGAGCTAATCAAAAACAACTTGTTAGACGAAGGGCACATAAGTTACAACAAGAACTGTATCAACAACTCGGACCTTAGAGCAAACTTGTACGCAGAACCCAATTTGGTATCAAGGCAGTTGGCAGATGAAGCGGTGGCCAATATTGAATCTTGTACACATTCGTTTAGAATAGACTTTCCTGACGAAATTCCCAATCAGAGTTTTAGTCTAGAACCAATAGTACAATGTCAAGAAAGCTTCTTGCAAGTAGTAACAGAAACCTGCTTCTGGGAACAAAAGAAACACTTAACTGAAAAGATTTTTAAACCTATACTGCTCAAACAACCTTTTATGCTGGTAGGTTGTGCTCATAACTTAGAATATCTGCAAAGTTACGGATTTAAAACATTCAGCAACTTCTGGGACGAAAGCTATGACACTATAGAAGATCCTGTACTACGTATACAAGCAGTAGTTAAGCAATTGAAATATATATGTTCTCTAAACAAAGGAGAACTATTGCTCATGCAAGCCAAGATGGATCATGTGTTACAACACAACTACAATAGATTTAAAGATCCGTCATTTCTGGAATATTGTTGGAATGAGTTGCAGGTCAAACTCAAGAGCTGTGTATTATAGCCACACGATCTTGCCATTCTACTCTGCCGCGGCAAGCAATGTTCCACTTAGGAAAACCATTTTCCATTGTTTCTTTTGTATAAACAGGACTGGCATATATAATTAGATCCTCAGCCAGGTGCTCTTGACCGTTAACAATCACACGCCAATATGTCTGTGTGTCTGCAAACTTGGTATTGAATCTAATTATAATCTCTTCCATTATTTTAACCCTAGGCTTTTTCTAATCTTGGTAGCACTGATATCAGTAATTGTTTCATCAAACGTTTCTTCACCGCTAGTATAACCTACACCACGACCCCAACCAATGTGTACAATATTAGGCACTACTTGTATTTCATACTGTCCTTGATAGATAGGATCTAAATCGCGTCGAATAAACTTCTTAACTTTTTCTACTTCAAACGGATTTGATCCTTGCCAACCTTGAACATCGCGTATCTGAATAACTACCTGCCCTGTACGTTGTATTAAGCGTTCAAACAAGGCACGGTGTCCATCATGCCAAGGTTGCCAACGACCCAACATCTGTACTGTTTCTCGCTTCCAATCAAATACAGGGCGTCTACGATTTTCAATAATGTGGTTGCCAATAAATTCAGCCCATTTTTCACAATCTTGTTCTGTTACACGGAAGTCATACACCTCAGGTTCAACAAAGGCCGCGTTGGTATCAGCATAGCGACCTTCACGAATAGTGTCTACCCATATGGTCCAGTCTGCTTTGAAGTTGTTACGCATTTCAACTAGGGGCGCGACAAAGTCGCAGATTACAAACTCGCCAGAACATTCAATTGCAAATTGCAACATACGTAAACTTTGACGTATGCGACCTTCTTTACTAAAGTCCCAATCATTGAATTTTCTACGTACATCATCGGCATTGAACCAATCTACTCCTACCTTATAAAAATCAGGCCCTGCGATTCCTTCGTAGTTTAGTATTCGCTGAGGATTAATTTTTTCTAAATCGCCGTGTTCTTCTAAATAGCGTTTAAGTGCGCCTGCTAGTGTGGTTTTACCTGAACCTGGTAGGCCCATAATTAAAATTCTTTGTGTCATGACATTACCTTTATTTTATACAACTGCTCAAAACGATCTGCATCGCTACGATCATTTACCATTGGCTCTCCTCTAATGTTTAATGAAGTGTTCAATAACATTGGACAGCCTGTTTTGCTATACCATGCTTCTAATAGTTGTCTTATTCCTGATCCATTTTTTGCAACTGTCTGTATACGACTAGTCCCATCAGCGTGAACGATAGCAGGAAATAAGTCAGGATACCTACAATCACCGACGACTTGCATATACCCGCTGTCACTGAAGCCGTTAGGCATAACAAAATAATCGCTAACATGCTCCTCCAGAATGACTGGCGCAAATGGTCTGAATTGTTGTCTTCGTTTGATTTCATTTACTCGATCCTTTATTTCTTTTCCTCTCGGGTCCGCCAAGAGACTGCGGTTGCCCAAAGCTCTTGGGCCAAATTCGGCTCGTCCGGATGCCACTCCAACAATTTGTGTAGCAAGTAACTGATCCACAATATCCATAACGGGGTAATCACCAGGAATGTCAGTACCGAGATAAGCACTTGTCCAGTTAATTCTACCTCCATGAACCAAAGCGGCAGACCCAAGGCTACTACCAGCATCGCCAGGATTAGGCATAATCCAAATGTTTTCAAAATATTCTCCTAAACGTCTATTGGCTAAACAATTAAGTGCCACACCGCCCATATAAACTAAGTTGTTGCTCCATTTAAAGTCTCTGGCACGTTTCATTACATTATATACCAACTGTTCGCAGACATCTTGTGCGCCTGCGGCCAAATCCATATCTGATACATAATCTAAATATCCAGGCGCAACACCCAAATGCAAATTGTCTTTAAACTCAATTTCTGATTCGTTGGATACAAAATCTTTCAACAGTAGATCACCAAATCCCGATTCACCATAGGCCGCCATGCCCATCATTATGTATTCTTCGTCCAAGGGCCTGAGTCCCACACGTTTGGTCATTGCGCTGTAAAACAATCCAATACTGTGTGGGTAGCGTTGTCCCCACAGTTTTGTATACTTGGCTTGACCATTTACGTATTCTGCACCCCAGATTGATATAGTGTCTAGTTCTCCAATAGCATCAATTACAACCACAGTGGCTCTCGTGTAGGGGCTGGTCTGGAATCCTCCTGCGGCGTGACTATGATGATGGGACATATATTTTCGAGGGCATCGTAGTAATTGCTTGAGATAAACAGGATTAGATATATGTTGACGCAGATACTGACCCAAAGTATAATTAGTAACACTGAACGCTTCATTGTATTGTCCGGAATATAGTTGTTGTAGTTTTTTCACCCAGGGTCGTTCGTAATACGCCACCACATCTGGTTTGCCAAATTCCAATGCCTCTCCAATTAATTTATCATTAATGTGAGGATCGTTTTTTATTTTACTGTATCGTTCTGCGTGTCCAGCAAAGACTATTTCATTGTCTTTGATTACTGTAACGGCCGCATCATGAAATCCAGCCGAGATGCCTAATATGTTCATTGATCTTCTTTGCTATTCTTTGATGCCCTAGTTCTAGCGGATGTCCGCCTGGGCCCTTGGGGCAATCGCCCATCCATTCTACCATGCTACTCATTATCCAATATTCTTTATCAACGCTGGGTACGTTAAATGTTTTTACAAATATGTGCTGTATTCCTTTGCTAGACAAGTAACCATGTAGCATCGTTTCTTGAGCATGGAATTTTGCTACTGCCCAATCATTGTCCCAGTCTCCGAATACTTGATCGCAGATCGCTCCATAACGCCCTTGACTAGTTGGTGTTAAATGTTTTTTTCCTAGTTCAATCCTATCGGGTGTAGTCCACGCTATTATTGCTTTGTCTATAACATTATTTTCAAGATACTCGACGGTACTACGTACAATATAATCATTGCTTGCTCCAGGCACAGCAATGTTTACTGTCGTTGGCAAAATACTAGGCCATGCTACAGATGACTCTTCACCAAAAGTAAAACTATCACCGTTTACAAATATCATTTGTAGATAAACGGGTCGCGTTTGCGTAGTTCTTTGAGTTTCTTGCGGTAACGTATTTCTAACATGATACGATTATACAGATTTTTTAACCAGTTCATTGAATTTGTCTTTCATTAATTGTGCCGCATCAGCATGGGCTTGCTCTAAGGGATGTGTGGTTCCTATAGGGTATTTATTTTCCACTGCCCATTGATAAAAACCTCTTGGTTTTCGTGTGTCGAATTTGCTAGTACCAGCTGGAAACCAAAACCAATTGTCTTGATCAATTTGGTTAACAAGACTTGATATGGTTCCGTCGGCTTTTCTTACAGTATGGTTTTCAAATAGTATATTGTCGGCACAGGTAAACATATAAGGAATATTGTTTACTTTAAGATAGTTTTGCAGGTAGACAATTTCTTTAAGACTGCTGTAAATTTCCCAGTACTCTGTTGAGCCTACATGTCGATAAAATGTTTTGGCAAAATCTTGCACACCAGTAGACTTGGCTTTTTCTATTGTGTCAAGTTGGTGCTTTAGAATACTGTCATTTTTTGTGATAAATTCTTTTTCTATCACTGACGAATCTTCTTCTATAGTCCAAGAATTAATTGTATACCAGGGACTTGTTTTTTGTCCTGTGTCGTAAGCAAATCTAAACTCGTACCTCCCAGGAAAAGTCCACGATACTATTACCATTTTTTCTTCGTTACGTAAACGCTCGCAGGTGTGTATTATAGAACGTGCTATAGAGTCATTGCCATATCCGGGCCATGCCACACACAAGTAGCCATCATTTGCTAGCAGTGCAGGAAAAGTACTGCTACTCCAGTGTGGACCACAGTCGTGTAGCTCACTGCCAAAAACAAAACTATCGCCGCCTGCTACTGTAATCATATCCGGGCCTCATCATGTCAATTTGTTTTTGTTTGTAGTCTAGGTCATTCCAGCAATATTCAAATGTGTTGCTAACACCATCTACTTCAATCTTGAAGATGTCTAAGTGATTGCTTAGTATATTCCAAACAGTATCGTGCTCGACTGCACCAAAGTTTTCTTTAAGGGGAATGTAGCCTAGCTCTAAATGTCCCAGACTCAGCATTGGGTCGTTACGATCTTTGCCGTTGCGTTCTAGCCAAGCATAAAAGCCATCCATCATATCAGTGTACCATTGATTGTCGCCACCGTGTGTTAGATCTCTGCCCCATTCTACATCAAACTCTCCGCTGTAGAATTTAAGTTCGTTGATTGCTTCGCATACTGTGTCTGTTAACTTAGGTGCGTTTTCGTCCCGGAATACTTCATACAAGGTTTTGCCAATTTGTGTCCAATGCATATAGACGTGACCAAACTTGCGATCATATCCGTTGGTACTAAATCCTTGCCGGTGTTCCATTGTTAACTCGTGACGTTCTGCGTGTAGGAATGTTGTAATTTGACTAGGGCGTGTCCACTCGGGTGCAATGATTTGCTTGCGTTGACTTAGTACAAGATTCTCCATTTCATGGCATAAGTTGTTTAACTGACGAATAGCATATTTGGTTTCGTAGTCAGCAATCTTATAGTAGTCGCTTAGTCCCCAAACTGTGCCTTGAAGAATTTCAAAGTGATTGTGTAACTTGTTCATTACTTCGTGCTTCAACCCAAGTCCCAAGTTACTATCATCATAACCCAATGGATACTCGTCACCAAACCTAACAACGTCGGGTGTAAAATATTCTTCAATCACATAAGATTTAAGTCCAGCCCGTTGCCACTCTTGTGTTCTATTAAACAGATTAATTTTGTAGATATTAGCATTGAGTTCGTTGCACAAGTAAGCAAGATTTCTTGCTGTACGTGGAAAGCCCATGAAGCAAAAGTTTTTTTCTATTAAATTACCATGTTGCAGAGTCAACTTTAATGCTTGTACCCAGTCACGTGACAATGCAGAATCTGTTGACTCTATGTTGTAGTCTACTAGATCTTTTTTATCTAACGGGTTGCGTAATATTACTTTAACTTTCAATTGACATCCACCATTTCAATACATCCGGACGCTCACTCAATATGTCTGTCATAGTGACAGCTTGAGTACGGATTTGTTCTAATTTTAGCACACGGGCTTTACCGCGAGCAATGGCTGATTGATATTCTGTGGGCCATTGTTCTTCAAAAGTAGGTCTAGTTTTTAGCTGGACAAGTATGTCTCGTAGAGGACTGTTATCAGGTACATGGTTAATACCCCCTGGGGTGTCACCCAATATTTCATCTATCCAAGGATGTAACACATCTCTGGGTAGTGCTAACGGGCTCATAACTATGTCCGGGCTAAAACTAAAAATTACTTTTGCAAGAACGTCGACTCCGAATCGTCTTGCGAGTTGTTCAATACGTGTAACTTCGAACATTCCGGGCAAAGTGAGCGTAAAGTCAATTCTGACTTGACGTGCGTGACGTCTGATTGCAACCGCTTGATTGAAGTTCTCATGCCACTCATCGTATTTAAGGCCAGTTCTAATGTATTCACCAATTGGTCCTGTACCGTCCAGGCTCGCACATATTTGCCAGTCGCGTAGCCTGTTAAGAATATCGCTATAGAGATTAATACCCCTATAATCGACCCTACTGAGATTTGTATTGTACCTAGCATAAACATTCTGTCCGTCTCCCAATTCAATAATGCGCTTCATATAGCGCCAGTGTTGTTCGTACATTAGTGGCTCGCCGCCTACCCAATACACTTCTTCAACACGGTGCTCTTCAACAGCAAGAGAGAACTCTTGTTCGATTTGTTGAGATTGGAATTGTTCAATTTGTTTTTTGATATCAGGGTCCATCCAATTATTTTTTGGATCCTGCCAATTAATCATATTATGTTGCCGTTGCTCACTTTCCCAAGCACTAGACAACATATCTCCGCACATACGACATTTGAAATTACAAAGATTGCTAAATCTATAATCCCATGAAACAGGCTTTAGCGTTGTAAAACCTGTGTCGTCTGTGGCTGACATAGCGTCATTGTACTTATGACCAAACAGGCTGTTAAAATAACTACGGTAAACAGAAGTATTCAGCAGTCGATCATTACATACTTCGCACTCGGGTAGTGTTTCGCCGGACATCATGCGTTTTCGCACAGAGCGCATGTGGTCACCGTTCCAATGTTCGTCCAAGGTGATAGGTATATACTTGCCAGAACCGGCGCTGGTGTCGATATACTGCTGAAAGTTTTGTGCAGGCTCTCTACTGGCGCAACACATTCTGCGCTCGGTCTGCGGACTTAGGTATGTGTGTACCCAAGGAGCCATGCATAGTGTAGCGGGTTTACTCATAGCCCATGGCCTTTGCTATTTCCGGGTGAGTTTCTGCAAAATTCTGTTTACGATAGGCATCAGTTTGTTTCATTTCAAACAAGAATCTACTGCCGTCACTGCCAGGGCCATTTTTTATAAATTGTATCAGTTTATCAATTTCTTGTCTGTGCTTGGTACTAAAAGTTCCTGATTCAAGACGTTCAATGACAAGTCGCTGTGCGGCAGGTGTCATGTGCCCAATGTTGTGATACTTTGGATCATGTAACATATTAAAGTATTCATAATTGAATCCTTGTTGACTTACCCAGTTGCATAGGTCTTCTAGATAGTAAACGTTTTGTGCATTGATAGTCATACAAACTTGCAATGTGATATTATTGTTTGCTTGTCTTAGTTCTTTAAATTTAGCAATGTTTGCTTCTACTTCGTTCCATTTGGCACCGTAACGTTCGTATTCAAAGCGTTGACCTACGTTGTCGATACTAAATGCAATCTCAACATACTTAAAAGATTTCCAAAGGTGTATGTACTTTTCTGGGTACTGTGTGCCATTGGTGTTGTAGTGTATTTCTATGTTCTGACTGTGGCCTTGATCTACGGCATATTGTAGTAATTCAAAGTGTTCAGGAATCATAAATGGTTCACCACCAGTGAACTCAAAGTACTTGATATGTGGCAACAACTCTCGCATGTCGTTCCAAAATGTCCCACTGTTGTCGTTGCGTGGCCATTGTCCTTGTTTTAACCATTGATAGGCAATGTGTGTCTTGGGTTTGGCACGCCCTTTGATGTAGGCCATTTCTTCTTGCGCCCATTGGCTACTAGACCAGGAACCGCAAATACGACATTTAAGATTACAGATGTTACCCAACTTAAGATCAACAAACCAAAGTTGATCTGGTATGTCGTTATCAAAGTCCACTTTATCAAACTCGTGTTTAAAACGCACACGAGTATTCATGCGTTTACTTGTACGTCCAGCATCTTCTTCTTCCCAACAACGACTACAGGTTGCAGGTTTTTCCCCTGCACGAAATTGCCTACGTAAGTCTTGCATATACTCACTGCGGTACATGGTACTCAAAGTATCAACATTCAAGTCGTACATTGTGCCATCAGGTTTTTTAATTTCGTCATGTGCAAGACAACAGGGTCTTGCATTTCCGATTGGACTAGTTTCGATACTAATCCAAGGAAGCATACAAATCGTCTTAGGCAGGTCGCTCATTTAATGTTTTCCAATTGGTTTGTAAATCTGCCAACTCTGGGAAAATTGCAAAAAAGTCTTCGTTGCGGATCTTGTCAAGTCTGTTGTTAGTTCTAAAGAAGTTAGCCAACTCATCTGTGCCATCGTTTTGCATCATAAAATTAATGGCGCTCTTATAACCTTGAGTTGCCCTCGACAAAGTGTCCAACGGCTCTAACCACTCTAGATGTTTTTCAAATTTTTCTTTAACTCTGAGTTTGAGCTGATAAGGTAACGCATCAATACGATCTCTAGGAGGATCTTGTAAAATGTTAATATTCCAATCTTGTGGGCGAACCAGCCCCAAGTCTGTCCATTCTCGATGGAAGTCTGTAATATGCAATGCATTGTAAAGACTTAGTGTACTGCTAACATAAAAGTCCACATTAGGACATACTTGCAACATACGTTCACGATTTTCAACTGTTTGTCGCCAATCCTGTCCTTTACGAATGTATTCGCCGCGCTCATAACTGCCATCTAAGCTGGCGCCAACGCTAACACAATCAAACAGTTTCCACATTTCAAATACGTCACGGCCTTTAAACTTCATTTCTGAGAAGTTAGTGTTGTAGATCAATCGTACATGAAACATTTCTCGTTTAACCAATTCGTCCAGTACGTTCCAGTGTTCTTTCATGATAAGTGGTTCGCCGCCGGCAAAGTAAATTTGTTCCAGGTGAGGAATATGTTCTTGCATCTGCTCCCACATGTCGTCTTCGTTTTTGCCAGCGTACATGATCTGAGGATGATTTGGTTTCCAGCCTGCTTTAACTTCGTCCTTGTACCAGTTACTGCTAAAAATACTGCCGCAAGTACGACAACTGAAGTTACATAGGTTACTGAATCGAATGTCGTAGTAACGTAGTTTGAAATCTTCGTAGGTACCGTCTTCTTTGGTGTCATCTACTAGTCCAATATGGTGACCAAAGTTTTTATTTGCACTATTACGCATACTAAAGAACCCGTTGGATTCTTGCTCGTAACAACGTTCACATGCGGCACTGGATTGTTCATTCAGCATATTAAGGCGCATGGTCTTGTATTCTTTGCCGTTCCATATTTCACGTAGCGTGTTATTCTTTAAGTTGCCAATTGATTGATCAATCTCTGACAAACAGCAACTATATGCGCGACCATCTGGAAAGGCATGCATGTGCGTCCACGGCAACATGCAGAATTTATCGCTTTTAATTAACCTATCAAATTGATCTGGTCTTAAATCTTCTTGTTTAATGTATACAGGTTTACGAGCACCATAGTCATAGTTCTCGTAATAGTTTTCTAATTTGTCTGTCATAGTGTGTTATACCATTCTGCTAGTGTAGGGAACGTTTCTGTAAAGTTTTTACCTCTACGCTCGTCGTATTGTGTGTAGAACTTTTTAAAGTCTTGCTGTAATACTGTTTGCTCTGCCGCACCAACATGCGGAGTTTTAACTACGTCCAAATAATCAATAAGTCGTTGCAATTGATTTAACTCAAATTGATGTAACATAGGATCGTCCTTGTTTGCATCAAACCATGCTTGTAGTTTAAGTTTGTAGGTATTGCGTATGTTGTCTGGCAGGACCAGAGGTGATTGAAAACTTGGAAAGCGCAATATATTTAGTGAAAATGTAGGAAAGTCTTTTCCGTACTCGCGTTTCCAGTTTAGGCAACAGTCTAATAGACTATCCAGGGAGTCTAAACATAATGCATTGATAGTACACATCATATGAAAACCTTCTAAGTTTCCGTTAGACAATACTTTCTCTACATTATTGGCCCAGTCATCCCAAACTAGTCCATCTCGAATATACTCGCTTTGCTGACTTACTGATTCATTGCTGGTATACAGATGAAAATGTTTGATACTATGACTAGCGTCAATCAATCGATCTATTAGCTCGTCCTTGGCACCAAGATTGCTGTTCATGGCAAACTTCATGTCTGTATCGTGTGTCTTGAACCATTCTAACAGTTTCCAGGTATCGCCTGACATCAATGGCTCGCCGCCGGTGAGTCGTAACTCGGTTAAGGTTTTACTTAAAGACGTGTCCCACCACTTAAAGAACGCTTCAACATACGGATTGTGTTCACCAAAACGGTACAACTGACTGCTTCCATGATTATGAGTAAAATGATTCCTACCGTCTGAAGTGAGGCCGGTATAAGGACCTCTAGTGTCGATATCCCTAACCCAAGTGCTACTGAAAGCAGGGTTACAGTAACTACACCCAAAATTACATGTACGATCAAAAGCAATTTCAAGCGTTCGTAAATCCACATCATCGCGTGATGGCCTAGCATGGGCATGTTTTAGTTCCTCATCTGTGTATATAACTGTTTTGTAGACTCTGTCTGAGATATTGTCTCTGCCAATATCTTCGATCTTCCAGCAATACTCACAACCTGCTGGGCGTTCTCCTTTCTGCATCTGTTCACGCTCCATTTTTTTCTTTTGCGTGTTGTGCAATGCTTTAGGGTTTCGTATTACGTCATCAACATCAACCTTGTGTGGCAACGGATGATGACAACTTGTGGTCATACCGCTACCTAACCAAATAGTAGCGTTATACCATTTTGCTCCGCAGAAGCTACTTGACTTGATGTCAATTACTCTGCGCTTATATTCTAAATCTGTTTCGTTGTTAAATTTGGGCATAATATTTTATATTGTAACACATCTATGTAATTTACTCAACGATTTATTCCAATTGGTGTTCCTAATTTTATCCAATTGGTTTAAAAAGTCAATCCACTTGTTGTTTTCTGTTGCATCAATTAGCGCATTCTTCATTTCGTTTATGCCTGTGACATTACTGTATGATCTTAACGAATCAATATACTCCAATGCTTGATCCTTGATTTTACCACTGGCATTTTCTAATTTCATTAGTCCGCTTGTTCCAGGTTCTATATCACTGACCAGATTAAAGTATATTCCGATTGGATCTCCAGACAAGGTAGTATTAAAATTAGCTTCTCTCCAATCTAAAATATCTTTTAAATAGAATATGTTAGCAAGTCCCACTGTTACACCTATTTCAATCCAAACATTGGGAATAGTGTTTTTAATCTTTAGTAAATTTTCCTCAACTGCTTGCCAGTTGCCTGGGTATCTAACATATTCAAATTGATCTTTAATGGCATCAATACTAAAGTATAATTTTACCAGCTTTGCATTTTTCCAAAGCTGTTGTGTATTAGCACTAGGGAATACTGTGCCATTGGTGTTGTAGCTAACAATAGTTTCTGTTAGATTGTGTTGATCTAATGCCTGCTGTAATACCGCTTCGTGATCCTTGGTTAGTAATGGCTCGCCGCCTTGAAAATGTATTAGTTTTGTTTTAGATAAATCCAATGTACAACTAATATCATTTTTTAAAGAAGTCTGCTTAGATGATACAATGTCCCACTCACCAAGTTTATTTAATTTTTGGTACTCTTGTCTCCAGGCCGAACTGTAACGTGGACCGCATGTGATACATTTCAAATTACAGGTATTTTCACAGTTGTATAACAAGCTAATTAATTCTACAGTTTTATCAACGGGGATGTTTTGAAAATTAAAAGATTCGATCTGTCCTTGTCTATAGCTTTTAATACCAAACTTTTCTGCTGTCCAACAACCCTGGCACTCGGGAATTTTCTCTCCAGACTCTGCATCGTTGCGTAACTTAATCAGATAGTCATTGTTATCAAAATCTATGTTGGTATATACTTGCGGACTCATTGATTGATAACAGCACATACTCACTCGTGATTCTGTGCTGTTTATTTTTTCAACATACAAGCCTTTGCTATACAACGGACAGTTATTGCTGTGCATAGTATCTACATTCTTTCCAAAATTCAATCATCTGTGGGAATGTCTTTTCAAAGTTGGTTCCACGTCGTTTATCGTGCTCGTTAAAGAACCTGTAAAAGTTAGCACGTTGCAGTTTAACATATTCAGGGTCCAATTCACTGCCTTTTTTCATCCAGGCAATGTCTCTTCTTAGACGTTGTACTTCGTAATCCTTAAATCCCTGGAATGGGCGTTCTGGTGTTTCTAAATTTAGTTCCATCCAGTCTGCAATACGTTCTAAATGCTCGCTGTATACCGATGGAAGTATCTGTAGACTTTGCCATTCTGGTTTACGTAGCACTGGTGTATCAAACCAAACTCTTTGGTATGTAGTGCTATGTGCTTTACGTAATTCCAAGATTCTATCCAGTAATCTTTGTAGGCCAAGTACACTGAGGTTATTCATTGTAATGATAAACGTCAGACTATTCCTATAAGGAATGTCTGTTAGGTAATGATTGACACGACTCATAACTCTATGGTAGTTCATGCCACTACGAACATACTCGGCCTGTTCGGGAATACCAGTGTCAAGACTAACATACTGCATGAAATGCTCAATATTGGTATTACATAATTTTTTTACATAGTCAAAGTACTTGTTCCATAATTGCGGCTCTACGCTGAAGTTGCTGGTCACATTCAAGTGCAGGTCTGGCTTAGGTAACGCTAGTACATAGTCAAACACTTTATATGTATTCCGATCCATTAGTGGCTCACCACCGGTCATGCGGAAATGTTTTAGATGCGGATAAAGACTTGGCCACCATTGCCAGAATGCATCAACATAAGGATTATCGTGGGAATGTGGTATAGGACGATTGCGACCAGTAAAATGGCTAGGATCGTTGTGAATAGGCGTTGTTGGGAATCCGCCAAACTTGTCAACTTCTTGACCCCAAGTGCTACTAAACTGAGGACTGCAATAACTACATTTGAGATTACACGCATGGTTAAAGTTAACCTCGACGTAGGACGGAACAACTTCATTTTCATCTCCTGTTGAATTTTTAATTTTTTCATAGTCTTCAGAGGCCCAAGGCTCACCACTGCGATAGTGTCGATCACTTAATTGACCATTGGCTTCCATGTTCCAACAATAACTGCATTCGCTGGGTTTTTCGTTGCGTAACATAATCTTACGCTGTTCTTTTTTATGTGCTGTATTATGTAGTGCGCCAGGATTGATTTTTACTTCGTCTGGGTCTATTGAGTGCAACGGCGGGTGGTAACAGCTATTGTTTAAACCAGTTGGTAAATGCAGGCTTAGTTGTTTCCATTTGGCCAAACAAAGAGCAGGACCCAATAGGTCTCGCATGTTTTCAGCATCGGTCATGAAATCTGATTTACTCACAAATCATTGGTCCTTTATTTTTAAAGTTGCTACGATAATGATGTTTGAAAAACCGGCTTTCGTCTGGATCCATATCCACAATCGGCAAACCTAGTCTTGTACGTAATACTTGTCCAATTTCTGTGCAGTGGTCAGCATCATGATTTTCATATTGTGTCCACAATGCTTTTAACTCGTCAAAGTCTTGTACTTTTTTATAATCCCACCCTTCGATCATGGTAAGGTATGTGCCGAGACGTGCTCCATAAATTGACCAAAACCCATTATCAGAATCGGCTCCAACAGTTTGCCAAATACATAGATTATCGTAATTACGATTGTTAACACGACTTTCAAACTCTGCAACAGTGGGCTTAACTCCTCTGTCCAAACACATCTTAACTCCTTCGCGGAAGCCGGCACGCCAAGCATGTAGTGGGCTACCATTGGGATATGTAGTGCTGTAGCAGTCATTCATTGCCCAGTAGTTGGGGTAGAAACAAAACTCCACATCATTGGCAGATGATCCGTCGCTGGATTCATGAGTTTTCATATCGTGTACAAAGTCCTTGGTCCAACAACTCATACCTCCGTTGCCATACATTAGTCCATTAACCACATTACGTGCTCGCCAACGAAATACACAATCACGATTGTGATCATCCAGGGATAGTTGTAGATTAAAAAATTCAGCATCAGGAATGTTATCGCCATCAATAAGAACAAATCTATCAGTATCACTAGCATCAGCCGCGGCTTTGTGTGCGGCATCACTGCCCTTGACTCCATCAACTCGCTTGGCCCATGGCACCATGTTTTGAATCTTGATCCAAAACTCTTCTTTCTTAGGTTCATCATATGTTAAGTATATGCAGTCTAAGTCTGCTACATCAATTATTTCTGTGGTCATAGTAATCTGTTTGTTCTACTTGTTCGTCTTTGGTTAGTAATATGCCAGCGTTATTCTTTGCTGTGCGAAAAGGCCCAGACTCCACCTTTTGTAATTGTACACGATGTTGGGAGCTAGTGTCAATGGTAATTAGTGTTCCGTTTACCACTTTGAGATTATTATATATTGCTCGATCGTATGTGGCTTTGTCTATTATGACATATTGACCCTCTGGATGATTATTTGAACTCATGCAAGTGGGCTTGCCTGCGTTGTCATAGTAGAGTCTATATTCTATTTTGTACTCTGGCTGTGGGACTATGCTGGCAAATGCTTCAGCTAATGCCAAGTCTTCGTTGGTATTCATCTACAACCTCCTTTTTTATAAAATTTTTCTGATGGTAGTGTATTGGATGATATTGATTCCTGTTGTTGATTCGTATTATTGGTAAATCAAATTCTGTCATGACCGAGTCAGTCCAATCGTCATCTTGCTTCCATCCTTGCAATGACGGCTTCATGTGAACAAAGTTAATAAAGTTCAAGGTGGGTAGAGTAACAAACTCTGGTCCTACAAACATGGCAGTGATGGCATATACTAGATCTGTAGACGGTTTGATATTGTGTAAATTCTTTAACGTATTTCTAACGCTGTCCCAATCTTGATATATGTCTCTCGCCACACTAAAAAAGTAATTGGATATTTGACTATATCTAAAATACATTAGTCCGTTATAGACATTGGGCAAGTTGTTGTCAATGAAAATTTTTCTATGTAGCGTGTCACTTGTAACAGTAGTGCCCATATATGTTTGGCAGTTTGTGCTTAATACTACATCACGCAGTCTAAAACCATTCCACCAATGTGATATATCTGCAGGTATTAGTAAATCTGCTTCTAGTTTGATGGTTTCTTTAAAAGGAGTCAGCCAAAAAGCCTGCCACTCGTTGGCCAGCTTCCATTCGTCATCCTTGGCATAGTCTTCATCAATTTCAATTACATAATCAAATACTTGTCGGTGTTGATCTGTTATCAACGACAATGTATCTTTATCTACCGCTACTGCATACAACGATCCGGGCATGGCTAACTTAACGCTCATTGCTTGCACGTAGGCCATTGCTAGATAATCTGTTGTAGTATTGTTCTGAGCAAAAGTAAAAAAGCCTTGCTGTGCTTGATGTGGATGTTTACGCATTTAAAATAGATGTTACAAAATCTTTGTGCTGAGTTGACTGCAAATACACTTTGTCTAATATATGTAGATCCATCATTGGCAACACATGGGCTGTGTTGTGTTGCTTGACATAAACTTTACTGCCTTTAACTTCTATAGAACTGACGGTGTTATCTACTGTGGTCAACGACCAAGGTATATGCTTTACGCTATCGGCGTAGCCTTCAACTATGTTATCGGCTATGGCAAATGCATAGTCATTTCTAAATGCTGGGTCTGGTATGTTGTACAGGGCACGATAATAATTATAGTTACTCTGTATGCGTTCTACTAACCCAAACATCAACTCTGTTCTAGGACATTTTTTAAAAAATAACACAGTGGCCCAAAGAAATGGTAAACTGTATATACCCATTGTTTCATGAGCATCACTATTGTTTAAGTAAACATTACTCTTGTAAAGGCAATAGTCCTGTACAGGAAGTTTTAGCAAGTTGTCATTGAGCACCACGTAGTCAACATCAATTACGTATGTTTCAGTATAAGGACTCAGCTGATAGCTTTGATGTCTAAATCCATTGCGCCACTGTGTTCTTGTCCTGTGTGTACTGGAGTATCTGGTGTTTATGACTTCGTTGCTTGTATCTAGTCGTATCACTCGATCGACTGCAAAATCAATTGGTGTTTCGCTGTCCGTTACCACAGTAACAGGCAGTTTTAAAAAATGGTTAATTAATTGTACATTTGTTTTGGCAATCTCAGAATACTTAAATTCTTTAGTATCAAATACAAAATACAATACACCTTTAGATTTTTCTAACTCGACGAAGTTGGTCATATTCTTGATGCCATTGATTCATAACTAGTTGATAATGCTGTTTGGCCAATGTCAACAATTCAATCCTATTAACCTGAACAGGATTTTGATATACATCTTCAATATAAATTATTTCATCTTCCCAAGAATTAAGGAAGGCTATAAGTGATCGATCAACCAAGAACAATCCGTTATTGTACGGAATGTGCAAATCGGTTAGGATCTTTTCCTTTAACCGTTTTTTGTTTAGTTGGAAATCGGTTGAGAGTTTTATTTGCTCGACAAGTTGATTGGCAGTAGACATATAAACATTATATATGCTCTACTGCCAAATGTCAAGAAATATTAACCTTGAGTAACTGTACCCCAGGTGTTTGTTATGTTGGTTGATTCAGGTGGGCGAACTGTGATCGAAGAGCTAACAGTTAAGTTAATTGCATCGTTAAAGTTACCTTGTGATGGTGCTGTACCAGCTGGTGTGTAAGCTGGAATCCCAGGAGGTGCTGTGTTAGTATCAGCGGCTGGATCGTTTAAGGTGATAGTGAAAGTGATAACGCTACCAACGTCACCGTTAGAACCTTGAACACCGTTTGATTTAACGTTGACTACAATGTTGTTGCTACTGTAGTCAGCGGTTCCTGACGCAGATGTCAGAGTTAAAATAGCTTGATCGCTTGTGGTTAAATTCCAGTAGCCCAATGATGTATTACTTGAACTTACTGTACCACCGCTACCGTTGCGTCCGTTTGTGGTTGCACCAAATGTCAAGCTAGCAAACTTTGTACCCAACAAGCTGACCCAGTCAGTGCCCTTGCTGTTGCTTAGGTTATCTGTTCCGCTCAAGTTGATGATTAATTTGCCACCAGCATTAAAGAAATAACGTGCGGCATCAGCTGATGCAAATGTCGCAGTACGAGTAACTGTAAATGTAGTTGGAGTAGCTGTATTCCATGCTGTTGTTAGTGTGGTGTTTGTAATATCTGTACCGTTTGTTGCCGCTGTTAAACGATTGTTGTAACCGGTCGTGATACTGCCAGACAACGCACTTAGATATGCAATAGTTGTACCAGAAGTAGGAGCACTAATGCCTGATCCAGAACCGGCTTGGTGTGTTAAAATACTGTTTAAACGAGCGATCAAATTTGACCACTGTGTAGCAGTAATAGTATTTGTGCTAGCAACTGATGCTAGTGTAGTACTTTGACCATAACCTTTGTTACCGTTGCCAACACCCCAAACACTGTTAATGTTTGCAACGTTGTGATTAACTGTATCACCACCTTGTACAAAAGTGTTATAGTCTGTTCCTACAATTACTGAGCTTTGTGCGTATGTCATATTTTGTTAATCCAATATTAAGAATTTAGCTTAACGATAGCTTCAACTTCGCCAATGCCAGAATCATTTTTACTTGCTAAAGCTCGTCCAATCACGTTCCATGGAGTAATTTCTGACTTGGCCGCCGCACGTGCCATGCCGTTACCGGCACTTACCAAACGATCGCCCTTTTTAATTTTACCAATTACTCGAACTGGTACACGACCTTGGACTGCTACTGGTGGGTGTGTCTTATCGTTGCCTGCGCCGCCGTTCATTAAGAAGGCCGCATTAGTACTTATGACGCCATATACATTCTCAGACAAATCATCTGCGGCTTGTGTAATTTCTTTTACGCCACCCAATTCAACCACTGTACCAGGTTGGTAAACTGAGTCGGCTTCAAATCGTTCTGCCAAGTCAGCGTATTGTGCTGTAACGGCTGTTCCGTAGAATGTTGTTGCGTATACTGATTTATATTTCAAGCTCACAGAACCGAACGAACGTGTGTTGTTTGTGTCTGGCAACATGTCACCGGTTACGCTGTTGGTGCCATCACGACGTAAAACAACAGAAGTAATAGAACCACTCAATTGGTTATCAACATAGGCTTTTGTAGCAACGCCCAAGTTGGTTGTTGGATCGGCCGCAACGCTCACTGAACCATCTGCACCAGATAATGTCAATACTTTGGTTTTGACACCGCTTACTGTAGTATACATTTCGGTGTTTGTACCAGTTGCTGTGTTAACAAATTGTACTGCGCCTGCCGCAACACCTAGTGTGATCTGGCCAGATGCACCAGCAACCAATGCTGTGTTTTGACTAATTGTTAGTGTACCGTTTAATGTGCCGCTGGTATCTGCACGTAGGTAGTTGGATGCAGAAATACCGCCTAAGTTCAATGCGTTATTGGCATCGCCCCAGTAATTTAAACTTGGGCTGTTTGCTGATGACAAGTTCAAACCTGGCTTAATTGTGCTGAAGCCTGGAATTGAAGGGTTTGGAGTAAATGTCAAGTCCTTGCTAAAGATACCTACTAGGGTGTTAGCAATATAAAACTTAATCACAGTATGATCTACTGGACTAGACTGGCTATCTGTAATAGTTTCAGCCAATGCACCGGACTGTCCTGTTGCAACGCTAAATGCTGGGCCTACTGTAACCCATGTGGAGCCAACGCCGCCTGGGTAAACTTTCAATTGACTTAGGGTAGTATCCCACCACAAATCGCCTACAACCGGATTTGCTGGAGGATTTGTTGTTGGACCAGTTGAGCTACTTGAAACTGTTTTCCAAATACCGCCAGTTCCTGAACCAGAGCGTACTTGTAAAATTTTAGTAGCATTGTTCCACCAAAGTTGACCCTCGATTGGATTGGCTGGTGCAGAACTGTTAGAAAAATTCTCTAGCAATTTAACGAAGTTTTCGTTTAAAAATGCACCGTAGCCCGCAAAGTTTTTACCAATTAAGGTGATACTTGTGCTGGTTGTATTTGTGGTACCGTCAGCAATAGTAGCTAGTGCTGTTCCGGCTGTTGTGACTAAATTATATGCCATTCTCTTGACTCCATTATGTTTTATTTATCATAGTTTAAAACTAGTTATATCCTTATACACCTTTAATTTGACTTCATAATAAAGCACAAAGCATAAAACGGTGGCCTAGAATCTGTTATGTTTAGTGCATGACTGTGATCTGGCGCATAGCTTGCTTGTCCAGTGTGCGAGTGTGCTTGTCCAGCACCTTGGGACAAAGTACGGGTATAAAAATACAATTGACCACCAGTATCGTTATCACCGTCGTTTCCATAGCTGTTATAATACTGGAAACTGGCTCCGTTACGATCAATTGCCGCGCCGCCGCCCACGTCATCAAGCTGTCCAAACAGCTGGTCCACATTATGAGTATGTGGTGGTAATTCGTCAACAGTTAAAGCATGTGGGTTTAATGTGATATTATGCGAGTGTGCACCGGCGGCACCAGTATTTGTAGAAATGCCTTTTGATCCACCGGTAGAGGCTGGTTGAGTTTTACCAAGACCACCAGCACCAATTACAAATCTATCAACCAAATTTGGGGTTCCTTGAGAGCCGTCACACAGCAACCAACCGCCTGGAATACTGCTTACGCTACCAGACCACATAATAATAGCACCAGTTGGTAATAAGTTTTGTGCAAATGTCTTTACAAATGCCGTTGTTGCTATTGCTGTACTGTTATTTCCCACATCCTGAGTCGGTGCAACTGGTGTCCCTGTTAGTGTTGGACTGTTTAACGTTGACGCATTTATGTTAGCGTGGTGCATGATTGGGTCTTCGAATCTACCGCTATTAAACACGCCACCGTTGATTTCAGCACCGCCCGTGGCATATAACATGCCAGCTATTGTGGTCAATCCGCCAATTTCAACATTGCCACTGATAGTTGCCAATGCACTAGTCAAGTTTCCAACTACATTACCAACAAAGGTACCGTATAACATTACATCGTTATTGTCGGTTGCATCAATGATTGTTGTTTGTCCATTTAATGCTTTGACCATACTAGTATTAACTGACTCGACTGCTAGTCCAGCACCACCTGCGCCGCCGCCACTGATATTGCCTGCTACATTTAAACTTCCGTTGATATTGACTGTGGTTGTAAGACCGGAAGCTTCAAGTAACGTAATCGTGGACCCTGTTGTACCTGTTGTTTTCAAATTTATTGAAGTACCGGGGTTAGAATTACTTATATTAAATGCGCCCGGAACATCAGTTGACAACTGTACATTACCAACAGTTCCAATAATCAATCCGTTATTGTTATTAAGTGTCAAACTGCCGTTGACTGTACCGCTTTGGTCTTTGCGTAATAAATTGTTTAGACTTACTCCGCCAATTGAAACTGCATCAAGTCCGTCAGCCGCTAGTGTAAATCCTGGAATAGTGTTGTTATGTACAAAATTAAGTCCCGGAACAATACCAGGACCAATACCCGGATATTGAGGTCTAACTGCATTGTATATTGTAAATGCTTGTTTACTAAAAACGCTGATTGGAGTATTATTAACTCTGAAAACAATACAGGTTCTATCTGTACCATTGGTATCTTGAATGTTTTCTGCAAAAGACCCAGTTTGACTCTGACTGTATGTATAAGCTGGCCCAACTGTTTTCCATCCTTTGACTCCAGAAGATGTTTGTGCTAATAGACCGTAGATCTTTAACTGTGCATTTACAGTATCATACCACATGTCTCCATCTTGTGGAACTGGCAATGTTGGCTGTGTGCCACCAGTCTGTACTGTACCAATAGTTTTCCACCCATTGCCTCCATACAGTTTTAGTTGTGAGTTAGCAGTATCGTACCAAAGTTGACCTGTCAGTAATGCTGTGGGAACAACAGGTGGGTTATCTGATGCAAAATTTTCTAGTAACCTAACAAAGTTTTCATTTACTAACTCACCATAATTGGTATAGTTTCTGCCCAACAAGAATAAACTTGAGCTGGTCTGGGTTAGGCCAGGGCCGTTTACTGTACCATCAGGAACTGATGTTAGCTGGGTACCGTTTGTTTTATTAATTACTACGGCCATTTTATTATCCTATTGCACTAAGGTTAGTTAGTGTTTGAATTCTTACAGTATAATCAATTTGAATTAGTCGATTTAGTGATTTTTGCACCGGGTGAAAAACCACATGGGTTAGCAATTTGCCCATACCTTGTCCTGCGGCGCTAAATCCTTTGAGTCCCAACTCGTCAAATACAAAGCCGCCGTTATTGTAAACACTGCTGTCAAATGCAGACTGATTAACGCCCAAAAGGTTACCAGGGCTATTTACGTTTGGTTCACCGTAGTCCAACAGACAACTAACAACAATGTCAGAGTATAGCTGACCAGGAGTGTGATTAATTGTCATTTTATTTCTTGCTGGGTCAACGTTTAATGTACTAGTGTCGTCTACGTTTTTAAAAAATACTGGACTGTACAAGTCAGCGTTCTGTGTTGACGTATTTGACGGCAAATAGTTAATAACCCCTGTAGGGTCAACGTTGGTTCCACCGTTGCCAAATACCATTTCAGCGATAAAGTTTGTACCTTTATTTGACAAAGTTTGGGCAATAGCTTCTGAAATGTTTTCGTAGTGGATCGCATTAGTTTTATCAACAAATACTTCGCCGTTTTCTGGGTCAAATATTTTAATGTGTCCACGTACATAGATACCAGGCATTTCGTCTGGTTTCTTTTTTATAGGTGTATTTTCGTTGGTCATTTCGGGTTCGAGCTCTTTATTATCTATATGGTTATTTATCACGAATTTACCCCCTCAGGATCATATGTGTGCTGTTCCTGGATCATAACTGGGATCCGGATCAGACTGCAATTGGAAAGCTGACCAAAATAGATTTTTATCATCTAACAGTAGTCTATTATCACCAATATCAGTAATTACTGTACCAGCTGTAACAGTTGTTTGCCAGCCTGTTTTGTTAGCACCACGAATTAAACGTGATATTGTATTGGTTTCTCTGTCTAATTCCAAATACTTGATAATTTCGCCATTGACACATACTATGCCCGGTCTACCTGATACTGTATCCGGATTTGGCAACACAGTGGCATCAGTCACAACCATACTGGTATCTAACGCATTTAAATCTTGCGCTAGTGTTGTAGTGTTAGATTGTCGAATTCTAGTAAACTTAAAGTTTCCAGCATGGTCAATTGTTTGTACATAGCCCAGCAATGTACCAGCCGGAATCACAATACCGGTTGTTAAACGAATTTCGTTTTGCGTTTGTGTAAACACCTTCATCACCAACGAGTCGTATGTGACTCCCGGAATTAGTTCTTCTGGTGCATGACTGCTATAGGTATCGTAAAACTTGCCACCATCTAGAATAACGTCTGTTACTTCTGGTTCTCCATCGGTGAACTTAGCACCATCAATATAAGTATCTTCTTGATCTAGATACGGTGCTGGAATATTGTAGACTAATTTTAAGAAATATCCAGGACCATCAGTCTGACTGGTACCAACTAGCTGTTGGTTAATGCTGGCGTTCAACAAAGTGATACCAGTATTACTGATGCTGTCAACTAGATAGCTTCCAGCATTTGGATACAAAGATATCTCAACAAATTCGTCTGCACACTGAGAGAATGTAGTACAGGTGTTATCTGTGTAGAGACTAACATAAGGAGGATATTTAGGTCGAGCAGTATAGTACTTGCCTTCAAAACGTACTACTTGGTCTTTAAGATAACCAGTCAATGGCGCCCACACAACTTGATTTCTATACCCTAAATTAGGTGTAGCAACCAATGTCAAGTCACCAGAGCCATATGTTTTAGTTGGCAAGTTTGGTGCTTGAGTACCGTCTGCTGTAAAACTAACATTGGTAATTGTGGCATTGCCTGCCCACCACTCAAAGTTTCTGGAACCAGATACAGAGTCTGATCTGACACTAAGGTTGACTTCAATTTCACCTTTGTTTTCTAAGAACTTCAAGCCGGTGATATAGTTACCAGGGTAGTCAACGCCAGAGACCAAACGTTTTAGATCCAAATCGGGTTGTCCCAATGAACTATAATAGTATGAAGTTATTCGGTCATTGGCATTTGTAAACGTGCTGGCGTCAACTTTGGTAAACAACGACGGATTAAAGACTTTGTTGCTAACTGTAACAGTACTGTATGCTTGATAAGCAGTTCCTTCTGCACTTACAATATCTCCATTATGGTATGTGGTAGTCTCTCCTGTGCCTGGCCAACGTTTGACTGGGCTGTTATAAGAAATTCTGTCAAACTTGATATGTGTCAGCATACTACGAACTGGGCTATTTCCCAATTGGGCATACAGTATTGCACCCGAACCATTACCATCCACAGTGACCACTGGAGTGGTAGTGTATCCTGATCCTGCATCTATTATGATGGTATCAATAATCTTTCCTGTCACATAGTCAATGACCACGCGAGCTTTTGCTTGCTTACCAAGTCCGCCTGGAGCAGATATTGTAATCACTGGTTCTGATGAATATCCTGTGCCAGCTTTAGCAATTTGTAGTTCCGCAATACTGAATTTTGCGGCTTCTGCTACTCCCGTTGGCAACTCTGGTTTGTAAAAATGTCCAGTGTTAAAATTATATTTTACCAAAGGATCGTAGTCAGTTATATCGTTTGGTACTACGTCTGTTCCGCTGTAGTTCAACAGATATTCTCTAATTTTTGTTCTATACGGCTTAACTTCGTTAATGTAATCTTCGTAGTAAGTTTGATTATCGCTGATATAACTAGGATATTGTGCTAGTTTTCTTAGTTTATGAACTACACTAATAAAGCTGGTTTTAAATATCCAGTCAACGCTGTTTTGTTCGCTTAAAATATAATTGACCAATACAAAGAATAAATTACTAAATTCATTTGCTAGATATCCAACAAATATATTATCTTGAATACCTTTCATGATATTACGCAACTCAACACTGGTATTGTGATCAAACCGTAATGTATCAAAGTTTGCGCCATCAAATCCTGTTTTAGCTGTAGCAATATCGTAAAACAAAGATCCAAGTTGTATAGTAGCATTTTCGTATCCTACTAGATCAAGTCGATAGTCAGAGTTAACACGATAGATAACAAACTTACCTTTGCCGTCGTTGTTTACTTTAATAGTATCATTGACTGACACTTTGATTGTTTTAACGTCTTTGTATGTTGCAACAACATGCGTGGGTTGCACAGTAGGATTGTACGTTGAATCGTACCAATCTGCGTACTCCCATGTCAATGGTGTTTTGTATGCTTGTATTCTATACAAGTTCCAAGATGCAGTATCCGAATCGTATGAATATATTGCCCATAGATTGTCTTGTGCTGTCACTGTTGTTACTAGTACTCGTATTTGATTACCACTGTAGGGAATTGTAGCTAAGTCAAGGTAACTCAAATCCTCGTATACTGCAACTTGTTTGTGCCATTCACCAACCAATAATCCACGATCGTCTGTAATCGGTGCCATTGGCACAGGTTCTTCTGACAAGAATTGCCCAATATCAAATCTTTCAACTATTGGATTTTTAATAAACACAGAATTAATATATCTAATAAAGTTTTCTGTTGCCGCAATATTGTCTTTGATTAGTGTCTGCCTTGGGCGAATACTTGTACCAATTTTGTCTGACGCCAACAATGTTGGGTCTGGTACTACTCGGCCTGCCTCATCGAATCCAGTGATACTGTCAACCATCTTGGAATAAATCTTAGGAGGAATAGCACTCAGTGGATTGCCTTCTTGCACCAAATTATATTCAGTGTGAATTAAATTTTCAGTATTCTGAATTGAATAGTCAACGTGCAGAATAATGTCTGTGTCTGTGGTATTTTCTAAACCAAATAATTTAAACGCATCGTTGCGTAAGAACGCCGCATAATTAATGCCTTGTGTTCTTGGAGATTCAATTAAACTTTGAACCGCGGATGCACTATTAATTTTATTGCTACCGGTTGCCACAGTGGTTCTATTAGATACCCAGAAATAATATTTGGTTGTAATTACTCCTGTGGTACGATCTACATAAACATCTTGTACGTATGCGCTGTCATCGGCATGTAATGGAATACCGTCTTTTCCGCTCGATACCCATTTGCTTGGTAGCACATCTGACTGTACCCATTCGTTAATTTGTATTGTTGAACCAGGAAACGGTCTTGCCCAGTTTTGCGCTCTGTACAATAACTCACCTTGTCGATAGTCAATATACTTGATTAAATCCAAATTCCACCATAGCTTGCCAACGTAGTTGGTAGTCCAATAGTATTCTGCATTATTTGATACATCTGTGCGAGTTGTAATATTATAAGACGCTGGGTCAAATACTGTTTTAAAGTCTAGGTCTTGTTCTGCTACACCTAAGATTTTTCCGCTAATAGGATCAATATAGTCAAGGTACGACTGTATCTTTTGTGTTGAGTTCTTGTATGTAAACAACTTAACAATATTACTTACATCGACTATCGACTCTTCGCTTCTAATCTTTTGCCAACTGCTAGTGTTGTCTAAATTAATAAATTTATGCAGTATACCGCCATTGACAACGTTGGTACTATCGTTTGGTGCGCCAACAATTATCATGCCTTTGTTGGCCACAACACTCTTACCAAATTCCACATTTGGCATTAGATCTGTTGGAATCAGCTGTTGGCCAAACACATAGTCTCCAGAGTAGGTATTATAATTCTCTAGGTAGTCGTATGAATATACTGATCCGCTATTTTTTATGCTATCAAAGAATGTTGTAGATCCTTGATCAACAGTGAATCCTGTATCATACTTGCCAACAAAATAATTGGTTGCGCCTTCACTGCTTACTAAAATTTGATTTGTTTCTTCTGCAATGGCCACTGCTGTTCCAAAGAACTCTTGTTCTTGGCTGGTATAAGGTTTCAGTAGTGTATTTTCAAATTGATGTGACTGTAGACCTATCCAAGTCATTGCATCACCGGTGTCGGGCAACACTTCCAACGCTGATACTGAGGTAATTTGTATAAAGTTAGCAAAGGTGCCAACAAGCTGTGCGCTTGGGGATGTTTTGACGTGATTGCTGGTAACAGTATAATCGTTGACAGTTATAGCTCTATTGACCAAGGCGGCAACAACGCCTGGGATACGTGCTTGATTAATCAATGTTGTCATGCGTGATGCATCTGCACCAATTGGAAAGTTAACAAATGCTCCATTGATTTTAAGTGAGCTATCAACTAAGGAAACTGGGTTAGGTACCATTCCATTGATAACATTAACTTTTGTTCTGTCGTAATAGGTATGTGCTAGTCCACTTCTATATGCACCTTCAGAGTAGTAAGGTGCGCCAACTACAATTCTATCTCCAGTTTTTGTAATGTCTGCACTTGATCCAAACTCTGCGTACGGAGTGATCTCGGGAGCACTAATAGCATCAATCAAATTGAAGTTATTGGTATCAATTTCAATTACATCGCCGCTGTCGGGTGTTTTCAAAAAGAATACTGTGCCGTTGCCAATGTAGTAATCATTTTGCAATCCGGCCTGTTGTGTAACTCCGTTCTTTTTAACAGAATAAATTGTTGGGATTGCATAACGTGGTGTAAATGCATTTGTTTTGCCATTGGCAACAAATTTTTCAACACTACGATCAAATGTAAAGACTTGCCCTGCTCCAACTGCTGTGTCGGAGTTTTCAATTTGACCAGGACGTAGTCCGTCGCCGGTTGATTTAAAAACATTTCTTCCAGGCGCAGTAACTAAAATCTTAGTGCCGTCTGCATTGCATTTTACAACATGACCAAATCTGTCAGTTGGACTATATTGGTAATTGTTATCATCTAATTTCAATGAATCTACATAAGCAAAGTAGCTGTTTTGAATAATAACCAGCGTATCTGTATAGGTAGTAACCAAGAATGTGATTCGATTACCACTCAATGTATAATCATTGTTAATAACCAATGCTCGACGACTGCTAATGATAGTAATACTGTCAGGGTTGGCTGGAGTAAAAGGTAGAGTATATACTGATTGATTGGGATTAACATCTAGTGTGTCAGTTTTTGCCTCAGCGTACTGTAGACCATAGCAGTGTACTGCATTGTCGCCAGGTGCTCCAACATATATCCAACGGTCGTCTTGACTGACTGCCACACTCCAACCAAATTCCACATAGTTAGTGTCCCCGCGATAGTTTGGAGGAACAATGGTCTGTTTCAATGCCAGCACATTGGCCGCTACCTGTTGATAGATCTCAACTGCACCAATACCAGGGATACCGCCTCGGCTGGCCGCTGGAATGCCTACTACTCCTACTAGGTGTCCTAGTGCAACTGCGGCACCGTATTTTTCAGACTCAGCCAAACTTGGAGTTAGTGTAGCGGAGTAAGTAAAGTCGTGAATTGATGGCAACAATACTGTTGCATAAGCATAGTCGCCGGACTTGGATCTAGAATAAACACGAACAGTGCCAGATGCGTTACCCGGTTCACCAACAAACATTAACGAATTGTCAGAATTCAGTGCTACTGCATAACCAAAGTTTTCGTTGCCTTGTGGGATATAGTCGCTTCGACGTTTGGCAATACTGGTATTATACAAGAAACTAGTAGTTTTATTAAACACTCCCCACTCGCCTGTTGATGTTGCATTTTCAACCCAGATCTTATCTTTGGCTTTCCAACCGTTCATTGGGATGTAGTCTTTGATATCGTTCAAGTTTGAGAATCTCATTGATTCCATTTTTAACAATGTGCCATTGCCATTAATTGCAGATTGAGAAAGTTGTTTGGCCTGCTCGGTTGTAGTTAATACATTGAAGTGAGTTAGGTCTGTTACATGACTTACTCGGTATACTCCATTAAATGCTGTATCAAGATTTTTAACAGCAATTACTTCTCCTACAGTCAGTCCATGCGGAGCAACTGTTTCAAATTCCATTAAATTGTCTAATGCATAACTCAGTGACGAAACATAGTTATTTGTTTCACTGACGCGGTATACGTTCCAATTTCCACTAAAGTCTTTGGCTGTCCAAATTTTATATCCAGATCCCATCTTGCTCAAAACAGAATCTAGGTTTTTATAATTTTGTAGATTAAAAATAGTGTCATCAATGTCGGCCAGATTCACAAAGCCAGCAGTAGCAATATCGTCTTGATAATAGGTACTTCTATCTCTGTTTTTAGAAAATGTAGGTTGATACAAATTAGATTTTTTATTCAGTGTTTCGTTTGTAACAATGACTGTATCTTTTTGTATTTGATTAGGATCGTTGTTGAGCCAAACAAGTTTTTGACTTACGTCGGGCGTTATATTGACTTCAAAATATTGATTAGTGTCAAGTGCACCAAATTCGCCAACCCGTATTGCCCATTCTTCGTAGAGATCCAGTGCACCTTGCATATTGCTAAAGGTTGCTGTTGTTAGTGCGTCAATACTATTTTTGGTACCTTTTTGTTTCAATAAACCTTGATAGAATTTTAATTGTGTTCCTTCATCAATGTTTAGATCACTTAGATAATTTCTTGCACGGAACCCTACTAGTCCGCTACCAAATTTATTCAGGCTACTGCTAACAGGTCTTTCGTCGGCATCGTAGAAGCTTTCAAACTGTTGAGCATTAGTAGCAAAATTAGGTAATAAGCCAGACTTGATTTGCGCTTTGTCTAACGATTTCCATTCAGTTGCTTTAAATCTGTCAGTCGCGGTTACATCATCCAATGCAACATAGTAATTATTTTTGTACTCTACCAGTTCGCCTTTGCGATAGTCTCTGCCAACTTGCCATGTTTGGAATTTATCACTACTGTAAATAAATCCCGGTGGTGCCAATTTACCTGTCCAGTCGGCAGTTTTGGATCCCACAAGCCTTAGACGAGACTGTCTATTTCCCAATGCTGGAGAATAGATAACATCGTTGAACACTGTAGTATTATCAAATAACAGTACGTGTTCGTACTGCACTAAATCTAGTTCTGCCAAACAAATTGGTGTTTTGTTTATGCTTGTTACACTAAAATTAGTGTCATCTCTGACCACCGACAAGTCGCTTGTGCGAATAACTCCAAATTGTTGGTCTAATAGTCTACTACCGTTCAATGAGTTATCAATAGCATCAACAACAGAATCTCGGGTGATTAAACTCAAAGTATTATTAATTGGGCTAAGAACAATTAGATTGTCTTTTTTCCATCCCTGCTGGCTCCAGGCCAAGAATTCGTTTGCGCTTAGAACAAAGTCTGGACGTTGTTGTAACTCTGGATCAAAGTCATCAAAGTTTATACCTTGGCTGGTCAAGTATCTACCGTAGCTTACTAAAAAGTCAACAACCTGTTGACGAGTCTTAAACTCGTAGCCATACGGAACTGTTAATTTTAAGTTCTGATAATCTCTATAGATAATGCCCGACTCATTCAACTGAGTGATTGTATATGCATTGCCATTGGTGATACTTGGTATGATTGTAAAATACGGAAATTTACTGTTGTACCCGCTGACTGTGTATCCTGTTTCAGATATTTGAACTATCACTGCGCTATAAACAAACTTTTTAATTGGCGTTGATTTGTTTAAAATAATCTTATAGTTGTCGTCGGGTATAATAATACTTGTGTTTGTACTGCTCGGACTGCTGTGTTCTGCCAATGTTTTTAGTAGTTTCTTGTCAGTGAATCCACCAACTTTATATCCAAGCTGAATTGTGATATTATCTAGATAGTTACGCAAACTAACTCCAACACCGGTATTGTTGTATGGATCAATGCCGCGACTTTTTAGATAATCAGAAATATAATTAATGTATCCTGCTGTTCGAGAGATAGTTCCATTGACTGTTTCTCCGTTGATTGCTACGTCTGTTGATTTGATACGTTGATTAGTGTTTGTTAACAAGAACTGGCCAACTGGATTATTATTACTGTATTTGTTGACGTTAATTAATTTACCAAAATACGCCGCAGGTTTTAACAGTGCCATTGTGCGTTGTACTGCATACGGATAGCTACTGCTACGACGCCAGGCCGCTTCAACTGGGCCGCAGTCGCCAATTGCAAAACTGCCGCCGGCATTAAATCCAGTTGTGTCAGCAGATATAAAACCAGAAGGTGGTCTTAGAATACCAAATTCGTCAACCGGTAGAAAATTTATGCTTTTATGAATACTTTTGTAAATGCCCGGACGTGCAAACTTTATATCGTAGCGAGGATTTGCAGGGTCTGCAATAAATCCAGTTTCCACATCTTCCCACAGTTGGGAATTTTTTCCTGTGTATGGCGCTTCACCGTAACGATATAACCACCAAGCTGGTTGTTCACTGAAACCAAACATTTCCCAAGGATGTGTATGCGGACGATCTGTGTCGTAGAAATATTTAAATATACCCCTCCAGAATCCAGGCAATCTTTCACCGTTTATACTGTCTGTGGTCTTGCTATAGTTCCAAGTCCACGGATTACCACCATCGAATGTGTTATTGCTAGTGAAGTCAATTTGTTGTTCGCCTACCCAACGCAAAAATGATCTTGTCAATACTTGATTGTATTCTTTTAGCGTGTAGTCAGTGGCTCTGAATTTACCTGGCGTTAATTCTGAAATATTGAATAGGTCGCTTCTATATGGTAATTTGATATTATTATAGATTCGAGTTTCTAATTCTAGCAGTAGTTCGTCACGGAAATCTCCAAATGCTGGAGTTAGCGAGCCGTCATGACCTTGAATTACCTTTACAGGAGTTTGGTATGTTTCATCTAGGAAAATACCAGGAGTAAATTTAGGGTATAATCCTAATTTAGTAGGAGTTTCTGGAATGTAATTACCATCTGTGCTGGTATATTCAACTACATCTATCATGTCTCCAATCAATGAATAAAACTTGGGGTCCAACACAATAGTAGGACGAGTCTGATTAAATATATAATCATTTCCCAATACCAACAGCCTTGTGGTTGGAGTAGTAGTAATTTTAAATACACCCGTTGTAGTGACCGGATTAGATAATATTATCGTAAAAGTATTGACGTCAACACCTATAATTGTTGTACCAGGTGGAATACCATCACCACTAATAACAGTACCAATGTATGCACGTTGAGTATAAGTAGGTATTGCTAATTGTGAGTAATTTGACAACGAAGTAATGTCAACTGCGATAACATTACTTCCTGCCTGGAACGCGGCTTTGCCAGAAACAGCCTGACTGGTATAATAAACCAACAAGGCTTTATTACTGGAAACATAATTGTTAAAAATACTGCTAATTTCAATTTCTGTAATACCGTTGTCGTAGATTGTATAGGTTGGTCTTGCTACCTTAAAGTTGTCACCGTATGGTACCATGTCGCTGTAGTACCACGGATAGCTAGCGTTTTTGACCTTGTTTATTTCTGTCAAGATTGCGTCAACTGTCTTGCCGGCATTTGTGGTATCGTAGTTGTTTTTTACTGATAATTCTAAAAATTTGTTTTTAAATTTATTGTATTCTTTTTCAGCGTACTCTAAGCTGTTAAACAGGTTTGTATCGTTGTTGGTAACAAACAACGATTGATATAACATACTGCTAGAGTGCTGTAAAATACTGCCGCTGGAACCACGAATATCAATATCTCGTAAATTGCTTGGACCAGGAACTGGCCCAACAATGGTTAATGCATTAGTTGCCTTGGTACTGATATGATTTCGCATCTGTCCCAAAGTCAATTCAGAAAAGTTTTGATTCTGGGCATTGTAATCCAAGTTGTCGGGTATTTGATAATATCCCATTTTAGATACATCAAGACTGTGAATTAAAATATCAATTTTGTCACCGGGTGACAAAGTGACATTGTCATTGATAACAATGGTTTTGATTCGCTTGACATTGGTTTCAGTAAAATTTGCTCCAATATATTTGTTATTCACAAACACCTTGGTATGGCCGCCGCCCATCATCATTGTGGCCGACATTGGATTAATGTCAACTTCAAAGTATCTTGTATCTGTATAGAAGTTTGTAATAACTTGATATTGACGACTTGGGTATGTGTTGGTGTACCAGTTGTTGCTATAGACAAATTTATCTAGTCCGTTGTTGATTTTTGCGTATCCAGAATTAATTTTCACTGGAACTGTCACGTTCTGTACTAGATATGTAAATGAGTCAATGTCGTAGTTGTTGTCAAATACAATATCGCCAATTTGATTAAAGTTTCTATATTTTAACGGAAAGCCTAAGTTATAGTCAACTGTGCCAGATCCTACACCATAAGAAAATATTTTAGTTCCTGTAAAGGTGCTTCCGTAATAGATGTTGGCGTCAGCAAAACTATTTCCATCTTGGTCAAACATGTCAAACAGTGGTGCTTGGTTGACGCCGTATTTTTTCTGACTTTCTATCCAATCTGTTCCATTATAATAAAAGGCCATGCCAATGTTTGCGCCGGCAGTTACTAGTACTTGATGTCCTTCTAGAATTTCACTGTCTGAATCTTGTACCAGGTGGATTGTTTTGAGGCCAGCAATTTCTTTTTGTTTAATAACAAAAATTTTGTTTCTATAGATCTTATCTACATTATTGGCAAAAATAATACGCAATCCTGCATCTAGAGGTGTGCCATCCAGTTCTGTGCCAATTGGTTTATTTTCAATTTGGTTGAATGCATCTGTTACTGTAGTTGTTAAAATTTGTACCGGGCTTTTGAATTGACGACCGTGGTTAAACAATTGAACATGTGGATTAAATTCAATAATTGGTCGGTTGGCCCGTTTAACTTGATCTAGTAGAGGAACTGTTTTATTATATTCGGCTGTTTTCTTAATAACATCAATATGGAACCAGCGATTACTACGACTCCAGGCATTTCCATCAATTGAGCTTCTATTAATTGTAATATAGTCTAGTGCGCCACCTGTACCTGCGGCCGCATCATATCCTGTGACATCAAATGCAGAAGCATCGTACGACGCACTGGCAGTTAACACTCCAGAATCTGGTGTTGCTAAATCATTGTAGTTAGATAAAACAATTCCAGTACCAACACCCTCAACATAAAAAAGTCCATTGGTGTATTTGGCAGGAGTTACTGTACTGTCAAATTGAATCAACATGCCGTTGGTAAATTCTATACCGTTGGGGCTAGTATAGGCTGTTTGTCCTAGTATTTTTTCTTCTACGTCTAGACTGATCGATAGTGGATCAATTATTTTAATTTGCCCTGCTAACATTTCACTCATACCGTCTTGATAGTAAAATGTATCTAGCGGTGCAGTGATTGCAGGAACTTTTGACAGTAGTCCCGATGAATCTTTGTAAAACTCAAAACCAGAGTATAGACCACTGGTGATATAAACTTTGTTATTAAAATTGATATCACCAGCATAGGATAGCTGTATTAGTGTGTCTAATCCGTCTGATGTTGGTGTTGCAGAAATTCTCCATATGCCGTAACGTTGTTGCGGATCAACGGCGGCTCCGTCACCGGGCTGTACGTCTGGGCGTAGCCCTTCGTCAAAACCAATATTATCTTCTCCAAATCGATATTTGTCAAAAGCTCCTGGTATGGCCCATGGATCAAAAACCTGGTACGCCGATAGTACGCCAGGGGGTACTGCTCGTCCGCCATCAAACTTGAAGCCATCATATCCCTCTGGATCGTAATCAAACAGGCCATCCGGAGAATACACTTGTGTTGTTGCGTTTACTGGTAAAAATACCAAAAACTTGCCATCAATATTATTTTTATTTGTAGTAGTATTTCCAGATATGCCACCAATTAAATTGATTTGACTTAACAGTTGATTGTGTATTTGAGAAAATGCAAGCTCACATGCAAAAGTAACATTTTTACCCGGCAGTGGTTGTGCCACTGCCATTTTTACATACTGGTCTTGTGCTGTGGCCAACGGAACTGTGAATGTAATTGCTTGGTTAGTGGCGCCGTTGTTGTTTACGCCTAGTACATCTCTGGTAGAAACACCGGGCTGTGTTTTTTTAGTGCCTGACAAACCAGGTTCAGTCTGAATCCAAAACTCTGTGCCCGTAGTCATTGGATTAAATGTATAGGTAATTCCGCGCTCTAGGTAAAGAGTAGGATTTTCTTGACTTGAACTATTATTATAAGAAACAGTAAATCCTTTTTCAGTACGGGAATACATTAAGTCTGTGGCTGTAACTGTTCCACCACCTAGCACTGTTTCTGGTGCCGCGCTAACACTAACTAAGTTAGGACCGTAGGGTAGCCAATAGTATTGGCTAAAGTTAATGAACTTATCAAAGTCAATTAACGGATTAAAACTGTAATTTTCTTGTGCAAACAATCGGTCTTGGTTGCCAGTATATGCACCGTAGTATTCAAGTTTTTGTAATAAATCAATGTAGGTGCCCAGGAATTGTGGAGTTCCATTGGGGTCGTTAACAACCACAGTTGGTTCAAGTTGATAGACTTGTCGGCGTGCCGATGGTTCAATGATATAGTTGTCAGAAGTTTTGTATGTGGGACTAAACTGTCGACCAACGTAGCCGTTGATTTTATCCAGACTAGGTTCTGAAACTAGTTGATCTAGTGTTGCATTTAGAAATTTTGTATTTGCATTACTGCGAAAAATTTCTGGTAAAAAATTAATTGTTTTAACCGCGGCCATTAAATGATCCTGTTGACATTATACTATAGTATTTAAGCCTAATAAAACCTGGTTGATTTGTGTTGCTGAAATAGCATCAATAATCTCAACGTCGGCCACTGTAGCACAGCTAACGATAATTTCATTAGGCTCTGCGTTGATCTGATACAAAGAACCAAATTTTAAATCGCTTGTTTTTGGTACAATGATGATGGATGACACATTGGGTGCTAGTTGTTTGTGTAGATAAGCACTCAATTCACTGAAGTAGAAGGTCTCCCCGAAGTCCCAATTGGTAAGATCAAAATATGTATTAACTGCGCTAATAACTGCAACTTTGACATCATTATTGCTGATTACCACATTGGGATTTTTAATAACCTTAAATGTTGCCTGTAACGCACTGGCACTTAGACTTCCAATAATTGGTTTAAACTTGGCACTGTTATAGATCAGCGTGTCACTCAATGGTTTATAATTTTCCAGTCCACTGAATTGTTGTTTTAATTCTTCGTTGGTGGGCGCTGTTGGCTGAGATACCAGTCCAGTGGTATCCTGGATCCAGTTTGTATAGTCTGTAGCATATTGTGTGGTCAATAAAAACAGGTCCATGATGTTATTAGGGCTTGGATCAATTCTACTACTGTTTGGACTGTTGTGACGATATTGGAAATACAAGTCTTGTCGACCAATATAATACACATAACCGTCAACTGGAACAACTACTCTACTAGTTCCAACCAATTGAATCTGATAAAACATATCATCTTGGCTAGCATAGAAAACTTGTCCTACATTATAAATGTTTACGTTGACTTGAATTTGCCCCTGTGTCACTAGATCTGTTTCTACCATGTCTGCAGATAGAGGCTGTAAACGAATAAAACTTCCGTAGTCAACATACTGCTTGAAGAATACATATTTCTTGATAGTATTATAATTTGGTGCAACTACAGTATCAAAAATATCTGGATTGTCTGGAACTCCATCATTATTGCTATCGGTAAATGTTACTTTTACTTTGTTATTGTTTACATATCCATCGCTGTCAACAATATTATCATAAATGTTAAAACGTACATCGTATGACAGTGGCAATGCCGAGTCAGGTAAAGAATTCATTTTTAACACCTTAATTTGGTCAACGATTGTTAAACCAGTTTTAGCGTCAAATACTTTTCTTGATGGATCAAAATAAAACTTGGTTTCAAGTTTACTTTCAAAAATATATTCTAATCCTCGATAGTTAATAGAGTATTGCTGGTTACTGTACGAAAAGTGCATCATCCAACTGGCATCTTTTGCCGTTCCGGAAGTATCTTTTGCGTAAGTTAAATTAAACGGGCTGGATAAATCTAGGTCTTCTCTGGCAATAATATAGTAAACATTATTAACAATGTCGTATCCTATGCCAAAATTACGAAGACCCTGAATCAGGCCAATGATTGTATTAACCAAAGTAGCAGGTATACTGGTTTCAAAACGAGGAATAATGGTGTCTAATTTGGCACCTGTTGGTACCTTGATGTTTAAGGTTACAGCAGAGCTGTTTTGTACCATAATGCTGGCATACAAACTAGTTGACTCTGTATCATATACTGGAGTTCCAGCAACCAATGCACCTCGAGCATTGAAGAAATAACCTGTTGGAGCTAGAAATTTCACAATGGCTCCTTCAGTCAAGTAACTTAAATTTGGACTAACACCTGCTCCCACAGTCACCAAGTTGATACCATCGCGGCTAAATCCGCCCGACAATCCGCTGTCGGCGTTGATGTCAGACACCCAAACAATATCTGGGCTAGTAAAACGAGGATAGTTAGTATAGAAAAAGTGTTGTGCTTCTTTGGTACTCAATATTGGAATAGCAACATCATATAGAACTTTTTTAATGTCGTTGGCACTCTGGAATGTAAAATATTCAGATTTTAAAAATTGATTTTTGTAAATAATTCCGTCTTGTGCAAAGATGTTTGTACTAGAGTATTTGCCGGTGGCATCCAACACATCTAGGTAACGACTTACGCCTGAGCTGGTACGATTAACTGCTTTAACTTTTAGTACATTGGCATAGTTTGTATAGGGTAAGGTATTATAGTCTTCACCAGTGATCATACGATTTTGTGTATAATACTGTTGGGGTGCTTTGGTTCTAATATCTTCAATTGACTCACGTGCGGCACTGTTTGCAATAGTGTAGTTCAGGCTGGCACGAATAGTCAGCGTTTCAACTCGTCCTGTACGACTTACATAGTTAATAGGAATAACAATACTTTGCATTTCTGTAGGAGTAATCTTGTATGTTAGACCGTTGCTGACACGACTGAATAAACGGTAATTGCCTTGTGGAATGGTTGCAAACGATCCGTCGCCAAATACCAAATCAATTTGATCTCCAGACTTGCTGTTGACTTGGTAGATGTTTTTGTCCGCAGTATTATTGTAAACAATGTTTACACCAGAAATAGCAGGAACTTGAGTCCATTTGTCGCCGGCTAGCCCGCTGGTTAATACGTTGTATAACCACACGTCTGAGTTATTGATGTTGTTGGATTTGATACTGACCACACGATTTGGCAACGCATCTGCTAGAGTAAAGTTGCTGACAGATAATTCTCCTTGCTTGAAGTAGAAAAAGAATCCTGTGTTGATGCTGTTGTTTCCTAAATTGTCATTTCTGTATAAGATGTTGAATGCGCTACGTGGCTTAGGATCTGTTTCGTATAGATACGTTTTTCCTGCAGAACTAACACTAACTGCTTCAAAACGCATGTTGTTGCCGTCAACTGACGATTCAAACTTGTAAACTGGAATCACGTTTGGCAATAGGTTAATTGTATACTCGTCGTTGGTAACAGAGTTAATAACTTGACTGTTACTTGGAGCGCCAACAGTTTGGCTACTGATCAAGGAAGCATTTAAAACTGTGTTAAACTGTTCTGCCCAGTTGTCATTGGCAGTGTCGTTCCAGTTAATAACTAGATTGCTTAAATTCAATCCATTGCTGTCTGTTACGTTTTCTGTTGTGGTTACGCTGTCAAATTTTAATAGGCCGCTGGCCGCAATATTACGCTTGGGGTTGTAGCTGATTAGTCGAGCCAACTTTAAGATACTGTCACGTCGTTCAGCAGTATCCAAGAAGTTTTCGCGAGCATTTAAATCAGTACGAAACGCTAAACTCTGTCCCATAAAGGCAATTAAGTCTAGTAACGCAATAAATTCAGATGATTCAATGTAGTCGTTGAAGTCCTCAGGGTAGTATAGTCTGAGGTAATCGATCATTGATTTGCGTAACGTTTCAAAGTCGTAACTTTGAAAGTCAGCATCTTTAAATGTCTGATACAGCTTTTTCCAATCCTGCTGTACTAGTAATCCGGTTTGACGTGTTGTAATAGCCATGAATTTTTACCTATATTCTATATTTATTAAGTAAAAAAACAGCTAGTTTAATTAGGCGGATATCTTTAAGCTGGTTGCGCCTCTATCAAAAGTCATTTTCATACTTTCAATTTTATTGGTCAGGGCATACTTGAGTTCTAGCTCAACCTGTATTCCGTGTTCAAATTGATTGACAATTACGTTTTGTACACTTACTCTAGGATCGTAGTTTACAATGGTTTTAATATCGTCTGTTATGGCTTTTTTTGCTTCTGTAGTTAGGTTTTCAAACAACATACCCCAAATAATTGTGCCAAAGTTTGGGTTCATTAGCTTTTCCCCCTTCTTAATATTAAAGTGATTAAAAAGGTCTTGCTTGACTAAGTCTGCGTCTGTTAGACGAAACTTCTTTAACCTGTTATAGGTGCTAAATCCGCGGTACATTGTTGCCATAGTCTAGTATTTACCTTAGATTTTTGGTGGTGGAGCATCGTTACCACCACCTTTGGCCAGCACATCAATTGCGTACTTGCCGCGGTTAAAGTATGTTTCTCCAGTGGTTCCATTGGCATCAGCACCGCCACCTGTATTGCGCCAGGTTTTTGCACCGCCTGCACCCAATAGCTGTGCCACTGCCAGCATACCGCCAACTTCGCATATTGAATCACTACTCTTGATACCACCAATTTTAACTAGAGTTTTGTAGTTTGATGCAATAAGGTTATACATGGCTTTTTCTTGTACGGCACGAGCACTGTACCAGTTGTCGATACTGCAAATTCCGTCTTTGGCTGTCCATGCATCAGGATAGTTAAAGGCTCTGTTACCGTATTGTTTAAAGTAGTTAAGTTTAATATAACCTGCATCGGTACAGGCCGCGGCACCAAATTGGTATCTGCCAATGTAGTTTAACTGATTTTTGATGTCGTATTTCCAGCCACTCTCGGTATAACCAATCTGCCCCATCAAGCATTTGACTGCAAATTGATCCAACGGGCCAATACCGCCCGATGGATTGGGTGCGACACCCAGGTCCAACCAATTCTTAGGACAGGGCTTGGACACTGGGCGACCTTTGGCGGCCTGTATTCCAGGATCTAGTTGATTTTGTGTAACTAAGTTTGTGGTTCCACCTGTTCCGGTTGTTACTGGCGAAGTTGTTGGAATACAGTCAGGTGCTTGGCTAGTTTCAACAGGAGCTTCGCCTTCATTGACTGCTTTGTTGGCTTGTACTGGTGCCGCGTACTGTTGTGCTGGTGTTGATTTAGGCTTACCAGTTAATCGGTCCCATGGTTCATGTGTTGGCAAAATTGCTGATATACTGCTAACGCTGGCTCCGTCTTGGTGCCAGGTTTTTGATGTTTTATTAAATGATGCTTCGGTATGATCATACAGGTGCATACCTGCCGGTGCTTCAACACTTGGCCCGCCGGCAGAATTTAAATTAATTGGTTTGCCAGTTAAATTCAATGATCCGCCTGCTTGCCAACTACCACTGCCACTGGATGCCAGATTGATTGCGCCTTCGGATCCTACATTAACTGTTCCGCCGTAGAGGGTAGTTGCATCAGTGCTTTTAACATTGATTGTTTTAGATTCTAATCCTATACTGCCGTCACTAAACATTTGCAATTTGCCTTTGGCATGCATATTGATGTTTTTATCGCTGTGCAAATTCAAATCGCCTTTGCTTCTAATGTTGATTCCACCGTGGCTAAACAAATGTACAGAACCATTTTTAGCCAATTCTAACCAGACACTACCTGCCGAGTTAGCAATGTACATAACTCCTTCGGTATCGTTCATTAGCAATTGATGCCCACCTGCTGTACGCAGTCTGATTAAGTTGTCAACATTGTTGATGTCACCATCGTCCATGACAATAGTATGACCGCCTCGACGGCCTCGAACTGCAATGTCGGACTCTGTAACAGATCCGTCCTGTACTTTTTTAGCGTACTGCGGATCTGTTGTTGGATCTTTGATTGGCCTTCCGGGGGTACTGATACCAAAAACCCTACTAGGACTTTCGCGCTGACTACTGGAACTGATGGCGCCACGAACAGGATCTCTATCCAGTCCTTGCGTTAGTAGTGTTGCAAATTGTGCTTCGTGTATGGGTTTTTTATTGTCTGCAAAGTCCGGTACTTGTAGTGCAGGGTCGTTTTCGTTAAATTCAGCAACAGGATATACTTGTCCTTCTATTAGACTGTCTTTTAATTCTTTGCTGATGCCAGACGAGTCAACGTTGGGGCTTGATCCAATAGCCGGCATCATGTAATGACTTAGGTTGGGATTTGTAACACCAAACCAGTAACCGCGGTCTGCCGCACCATTGACAAATATACATAATACCTGATTGCCAATGTCTGGTGCCGCAAACCACATGCCGTAGGCATGTTGCACATAGTTGTAGGAATTGTTTTTACTAGTCTGTGGCTCGTATGTCACACCCATGAAAGGGCTAACATAGCTGACTGTGGTCCAGTAACTGGGATTATTTTCGTCACCGCCTAGATCTGGAATCCATACCTGTAAACGTCCACTGCGAGTATTATCATAATTGTTTTTTACAATACCAACAAATGGGCCTGGGTTCAAAATGGCCGCGTTGGTTCCTGCGGTATTTGCCCATTCCGGTATTTTTCTTGATCTATATTTGTCTGTCATGTTATATTAATCCGTCTCGTTTGGCTTCTGCTAAACCTTTTGCATAATCGGCTTTTACTTTTTTTGCTGTTTCCCGGTAACCGGGTAGATTAGCTTCCATTTCTGCCAAAAAGGCTTTAGCAGTTTCTTTTTCCTGGTCAGTTGCTTTGGTCTGGAATTCTTTGCTTGCAAGACCTTTTTTAATTGCCTTAATAAATCCCTCAGTTAGTGTAACTGTGGCTTCTGCTATTTGTACTGCGCCTTTGCCTACACTTTCGATCATTGTTTTGGCCGCGGCCTTTTTAACTCTAGGGTCTGGACTGTCAAGGTCGGCGGCCAGTTTATCTGCAAAAGCGGCCTGTTGCGGGTACTGAGCACGTAGGTCTGCTTCTCTCTGTGCCATTGCTTCTGCTTCATCAACAATGTTTTCTACTGCTGGGCTCGGTGACGACAATTCAATTGTTTCATTACCTTCTTCATCTTGGGCTTCAGATATGTCCATAGTGTCGGCGTTGTCGCCAACATCCTGCAGTTCTGCATCTTCGGTGTTGTCAAATTCATCACCAGTTTCATCTTCTTGATCGGCTTCACTGGTATCGTCTAATTCTGTATCTTCTTCGTCAGTTACTGCTGTATTGTCTTCGTCCTCTGTTGTGTCTATGTCGGTGTTATCATCTTCGGGGTAGCTGTCTAACTCTCCGCTCAATTCAGTTAAATCTCCTGACCCTTTAAGTCCACGTGTGCTTCCTGTGTCGGACTCTTGTCTATTGATTTTACTGTTTGTACCTTCCGATGCACTACCTGCCAGTGGCCCAACGTTGTCAAATGCCGGTTGATTGGGCAGTCGAATCAATGATAGAGTTTGTGTAAACTCGCCGCGTTGGAATTCATTTTCCACAGTGGTAAATTTGTACAATCCGCTAAATGTACTTTGTACTTTGTCGCCAGCAAAGTAAGCAATACCGCCTGTTGCTTCATCAATATCAACCGGGGTGTTGAATGTAATCTTTGCGTGTACTTCGCCTCGATCAAACTTTATACTTTGGTTTTGTGTGAACTGATTGCGATCTTCGTCATACCCAGCATTGCTTGGATTGTAAAATACATCGTCTTGCTTGATTAATTCTGGGTCTCCAATGATTTTCATTTTAATGTTGATCATATCACCACGTGCAGAACTATAGATGTTTTTAACTACGTCTGTGGCTGTAATTGTTTGACTATCTCGGTTACCGTCACCCAACGAAGTACTGTGTATATCACCAGGTACAAAGTTATAAACCACTGGAGATCCTGTTTTGGTATTTGCTGTAGGCATGGCAGATGCCAGTTTTGACTCATCAGCTTCAGCCGCACCACTCAATGATTCCATTTTGGCTTTTTGTGCTGTTAGTGCAGTATAGAACAACATGTCAAAGTCAATGTCAAAGTCAATTACATCTTTATTTTTGCCAGTGTAGATATAGTTGTATTCTTTGACCCAACCTTCTGGTTGTCCCTTAGGTGCATACGGGTTTCTTTGGTTATAAAATGTAAATTGTTTTACGTGGAAGGTAATTGCTTTTGCCCACTTGTTTGTTTTATAGTCAAAGTTTATTAATTTAACTGTGGGTATTACTCTAAACCAGTTTAAAGGTTTGGCCTGCTGGTCCGCGATAGTCTGTGGATCGTATTTTTCCTGGCTAGGATCTGTCAACTGACTTCTAATATAGTCACTGTTTCTGACCACCATGTTAATAACTTCGATGATGTTGGTTCCAGCCGGAATAGGAAATGTTTCTTCGGTGATATTAACAGGACCCGAGCCCTTTTGCCCAGCATTGGTACGTGCCAACTCCTTGGCCTGAGCAGGATCTTGCGGATTGGCCATTGGTGTATTTTTGGGGTTGTTCTTTTTAGGAAAAACAATTTTGCTGTCGCCAATGGGTTTATCGATATCAAACGATATTTTCATTGGGTGCTGACAGTTGCCTTTTTTAACTAAATCTCGAAACCAGTCGTTGATTGCTCCGGCAAAAGTAGACACATAGTAAGGAGACTTCAACTTGGCCGCTTTGTTTTGTGCATTCTTTTCTGCTTCTGCTTTACCCTCAGGTGTTCTATAAGCACCTGTTGATGCCGCTTTGTCAGCTTCTTTTACTTCAGACTCTCGTTGATCTTGTTCTGCGGCCAAGTTGGTCGAAACAGCATCATCAAAAAACTTATAAACTGTATCTGCGTTAACTCCCAGGTTAACTGGTGTCGTAACATTGGTATCTTGAAAGGCCGCATGGTTATAAGGAATAGCCTGACAGTCGTACTCTCCGCCACGTTGGCTTACCTTGGCCTTCATGGCAGTAATTTTAATTGGTATGTTCTTGGTTTGATCTTGTTGCTGACTCCAAGAGCCGTCGTCGCCCCAGCCAAAGAAGTCTATGGTCAATAGGTAAGGTTGTTCTACTATACTCTGTATTCCAGTATCTTCTGCCAATTTAACTAAGCGATTATGAAACGTAAAACCATATGGTTCAACAATTCTGAAACTCAGCTCGATGACATTGGCCGCTCGACTTCTGGCATTCATGCCTACCACTGTGGTAAACTTTAAGTTTTCAAAATAAAAATCTTCAGTAAAGTGAATGTTACGTGGCAAGTCTTGGCTTTTACGGCCAGCACTGGCAATAATAACTTTTGGTCTAAGTGGTTTGTGCGACTGAGTTGAGTCTGACGCAAGTGGGTCTTCAGCAAGTCTATTGTAGTCAGCCGGTGTTAGTGCTCGCAGAGTTAAAATATATGTACTAGAAGCATAACTTGATAATGAGTTAGGTGTGGTTTTTACTTTTGCATCTTGTCCAGGCAATATGGTAGTTGCTGGCTGTCCCATTACATCATCGGCCGGGTTATCCAATTCCTCATCGCGCATACGCTTGAGTTCTTGTTCTCCCACTGCTTCGTCTAGTCCAGCAAACTCATCGGCTTGTAGATCGTGTTCTTCGTCGTCGGACAGTGTGTTTTCCGACGTTTCTTCCTGTTCAAGTTGTTCTTCTAGATCGGCTCGTGCAGGATCTTCTGGATCTAATGCACCTAGCTCAAATTCTGTTTTGTCAATTGCCGATTGATCGATTGTGGGGTCATCGATACCTGCCGCCGGGTAAGGATTGCCTGTAATAGGATCAACTGCATCTCCAAATGCAGAGTTAAATGGATCATCAAATTCAAAGTCTGGCATCTATTAGACTCCTAGAGACGTATCAATTGTAGCTTTCTTAGGTAGCTTAATTTCTGTTCCAGCTTTAAAATCAAAAATTGGATCTTTGAGAATGTTAGGATTGCGCTGTATGAATACCCACCATAAGTTGGCAGATCCGTACAAGTCAAATGCCAACATGTCGGGTCTGTATTCATACACTTTTGTAATCATAAATGTTGAGTCTGTTGCAATCGCTGGAATCTTGCGATCTGTCATAACGTCTAAGAAAAATCCGTGATTACCTGTTTGATAATATGGGCTAAATTTTCCGTATGCGGCCATTAGATGAATCCTCCTTTGCCATCAGCTTGTAGTAGCTCACCTGCGGCAAATTTATCCAAGTTAAATCTAGTTGCAATAGACTCTCTACTGTAAACTGGTTGTAGTGTGATTGAAATACTGCTGGTAGTAGGCATGCGTGTTCCTAGTCCACCTTGATTTCCCAGTCCAATTGGTGCGCCATTGTAACTTTCTCTGTGTGGAATAAAAACATAATCGCAATCAGGGGGCATAGTATGTTGGAACTGTGTCAGCACACAGGGTACATGTGGGAAATAGTGACTTCCGTACCCGTCAAGGAATACCAATGGCGGTGGTGTACCAACGTGCGAGCCTTCGCCACCAAACCACATTTTTGTTGCGGCGCGGAAAAAGTAAATTGCGGCCATTAAATATTGACCTTCTGACAGATTTTGTACTGTAAATTCGCCTGTTATTGTAATGGCTTGAACTTCGGATCCATCGTAGAAATAACTGTTGTAGTTACTGTGTGTTAATTTTTGTTCTGTGTAACGTGCTGTATAGTTAACGTTAACTGTTGGCAAGTAAGGAAATACAACTCCGCCTGACTCTTTCAACGGTCTCAATATACCAGCATGGGAACTGTTGTAAAAGTACGGACTGGCGTTGGCCAGTGACACCTGTACTCGCCAGTCTGGAATATCCGGTTTTTGATACTCTGAACTTGAATCAATGAATTCTACCGTAGTGGGTGCGTTATCCAATCCTATTCCAGAAAGTTCACCACCAAATTCAAGTCCGGCATTTTGAAGTCTACTACTGCTAGGGTCAAAGTCTATTTCAGACTGATCTACATCATTTAACCGATCAGCGTTCAATTGATCGTCGATTGCATTGGCACCAATTGCTTCATCAAGTCCTTCAAATTCGCCTAGACTGTACGGAGTAGGAGTAGGGCCGTGGTCTGCAATAGCTTGATCAAGATTGCCAAATTCATCAATCGACTGTTGGTCAACTTGTGCAGGTGTTGGTCCGGCAGTGTCTTCGCCAACATTTTCCGCGGCTAGCCCTGCCAATTCTTCATCTGTTGGCGGGTCTATCCTTAAAGGGGCTTTTGGTCTTGGTAGTAAAACTGCCATTATCGGTTCCAGTATAAAAATCAGTTAGAGGTCAAGTATTTTGGTTAAATATGTTGCATATACCCCACACTTTTCTCTTGCTATTTGTATTTATAGGTCATAAAATATGACTATATTAATAGGACATTATGAAACACAACTACCTGAACAACAAAGATATTCTTAAAGAGATTCACAAAAGTAAAAGCTCTTACTGTGTTTTCTTGGACCCTAGCTACGCCGACTACGATATAATCTTGCCTAGTTTTGCCAGCATCAACAAAAAGAACATATTACAAGCTCGTAAAAATCGTGCAGAACGATTGGCCAAGCTAGCACACGAAGAAGCTGTACAACGCGGTGAAAAACGCAAATTAGACGAATTTGAAATCAAATACACAAAAATACCCGAAACTGAAGTAGTAATACGTGTAATGACTTTTGATCATATTCCTGTTGACGATATTAAAACAAAAAAGGCCGCGGCAACTCGTGCGGCCAAACGTGCGGCCGCACTGGAAGAAGATGAAGATGCTACTTTTACCGAATACGACGACGAAAATCCTATTAAATTTAGTAAGTGTAACTTTCCTCCGTTCCAACATTTTATGATCAATGAAAACAGCGAACCTGTGCTAGTAGGGAAAAGCCATTGGGTTGGCACATTTGAAGATGGATCATTCAGCAGAGATCACGGCAAAATGACTCCCAAGTTGGCACACATGTTCATGAAGTTATGTGAACGTTATGCCACAAGATCAAACTGGAGAGGATACACCTACAATGACGAAATGCGAAGCCAAGCCCTGTTACAACTCAGTCAAATTGGATTGCAATTTGACGAATCAAAATCGCAGAACCCTTTTGCGTATTATACTGCCGCTATCACTAACAGCTTTACTCGTGTGTTGAACATTGAGAAGCGCAATCAAAACTTGCGTGACGATATTATGGAAATGAACGGACTTACTCCTAGTTACACACGCCAAGGCATGACTGGACATTATGTTTCAAGTGGTGCAGTCGATACCAGCGAAGAGTAAACGTACAACTGTTCCTATTGTTTACTCTGGGGGCAGTTACGGCACATTTGTAGAATGGTGCCTGATGTACTTTTCTGGACAGGTGGATTATCTACCCTTTCGTTCTAACGGCAACAGCCACGAGTACAAGGGCAATCTACTGTTTGATATTCACGGGTGGCGAAAGTATTTGGATTCTGATGATGTTTACCCTGTTGCTCGCTTGCATCCAAAAATACTAGAACATGAATCAGTTACTGAAAACTTAAACGAAATACTGTCTGCTGTCGATCGTGCTGTGTTTTTATACACCAACGAAGATCTGTTCCTTTTGATCATCAATAACAAATTTGAAAAGATATTTCAAGAAGGGTACATGTCACATATTGAAAAGTCTGTATTGCACAAGTTTTCAAATTGGGGTGTAGATAGTTTAAAGGACATGGACGTTTGGCAACTTCGAGAATTCCTTTCGTATTATATGTGGCCACAGCATCTGTCAGAATCTGGTATTGATGAATTACGTAGTTTTGATCATCCAGGATTACTAAAGGTCAATGTTAAAGATTTAATCGCCGACTTCAGAGGAACTATTGAAACTCTATTAGAGTATTGTAACTTGCCCAAAGTTTGTGATAACTTTGAAGAAATATACTGTAAATGGATTGCATTGCAACGCCATAGTACCAAAGACCACATTGTTAACACCGTTGTTGATTATGTAGTCAATGATAAAGAAATAGACTGGTCCGAGCTAGAATTAACTATTGTGGATGAAGCTATTATACAATGGGCATTGAGATCGTTGCATTCGTTAGAAATAAAATGTTATAATCTAAATGTATTTCCTACGAATACAAATGACCTAAGGAAACTGTTAGTTAATGTCGAATCTATTTAAAAAAGCGGCCGTATTCACGGACATACACTTTGGATTGAAATCAAACAGCCAATTGCACAACGAAGACTGCTTGAACTTTGTTAAATGGGCTACTGCTAAAGCCCAAGAAAAAGGCTGTGAAACCTGTTTGTTTCTTGGCGACTGGCACAATAATCGTGCAAGCATCAACATCCTTACACTAGGATACAGTCTACGTGCATTAGAGCACATGAATGACAATTTTGATAATGTGTACTTTATTCCTGGCAATCATGATTTATATTATCGTGATAAACGTGATGTGCAGAGTGTAGAATGGGCAAAACATTTACCAAACATTCATATTGTTAATGATTGGTTTACCAGCGGCGATGTTACTATTGCTCCTTGGCTTGTGGGAGATGATCATAAAAAATTACCTAGACTAAAAGGCAAGTACATGTTTGGGCACTTTGAATTGCCTGGGTATCTAATGAATGCCATGGTGGCCATGCCCGAGCACGGAGATTTTCGTGTTGATGCGCTAGAAGGATTTGAGCATGTGTTCAGTGGTCACTTTCATAAAAGGCAGACTAAAAAGAATGTGACTTATGTGGGCAACTGTTTCCCTCATAACTATGCTGATGCCGGTGACGATGATAGAGGGCTGATGATCTTGGAGTGGGGGCAAGAGCCAGAATTTCATGCATGGCCCAATCAACCCATGTATCGAGTATTCCAACTCAGCGATGTATTAAAGCACACCGAGGTTATGTTAAAACCAAACATGCACGTTCGTGTAAACTTGGATATTGATATTAGCTACGAAGAAGCAACATTTATTAAAGAGACCTTTATCGATACCTACAAGCTACGTGAGATTACCTTGATTCCGGCCAAAGTCACAGAGCTTACAGAATACGAAATACAAGGCAACATCGAATTTGAAAGTGTAGATCAGATTGTGTTTAGTCAATTGAGTACTATTGACAGTAAGCAGTACAATCCTACACTACTTTTAGATATCTATAAGAATCTGTGAGAATCTATGCAAATGGATGCAGTCTGACCGCGGGCTTGCATTTAAACAATAACGCCTGGCCGCAACTGATTGCTGAGCGCCTGAGTGCGCCCTTACTGAATCATGCTGTTGATGGCGGTACCAACTCGCGCACTGTATATCAGACTATTCGTAACTTAAAAGATTTTGATTTATTCTTAATTGGATGGACCAGTACTAGTAGATATACTTTTTATGATTCAACTAATAACCACGAAATAAATTTTAATCCAAGTTTATCACACCCCAATTACGAAAGTAAATCCCACTATCAAAATTGGGGCAAGGTACTTTATAGTCATTGGCACAACGAGTTGTATGCTTTTAAACTTTGGCTACAACAAATTATTCAATTACAAACTTTGTTAAAAAGTCATGGTAAAAAATACGTAATGATCAATGCGTTAGAAAACAATTTGTCAGTTTGGTTAAACGGACCGGCATCTTTTTCCAAACTTATTAATCTAGAAGTCATGAACGATAATCAAATCATTGACGAGTGGAACGAAATACAGTATTATGTAAGTCTGATCGACACTGACTCTTTTGTTAAATGGAACGATTTTTACATTGCGTCTATTAAAGTCAACAATCTGTTTCCGGTAACTGCAACAGGGCATTTAACAAAAGAAGGCCACAGCTATGTAGCCAACTTAATTTACGAGCATCTATGTTTAAAATAAAAGATCTAACTGTTAAAAACTTCATGAGCGTAGGTAATGCTACTCAAGCTGTTAACTTTGACCGTAACGACTTGACCCTGGTACTAGGCGAAAACTTGGACCTAGGAGGTGACGACAGCGGAGCACGTAACGGCACAGGTAAAACAACCATTATCAATGCTCTGAGCTATGCCCTTTACGGCAACGCCTTAACCAACATTAAAAAAGACAACTTGATCAACAAGACCAATGCCAAAGGCATGTTGGTTTGTATTGATTTTGAAAAAGACGGTATTAGTTATCGCATCGAACGAGGGCGCAAGCCTGGTATCATGAAGTTTTTTGTTGGTGAAGTTGAAAAAGAAATCACTGACGATGCCCAGGGCGATTCAAGAGAAACACAGCAAGAAATTGAACGCATGTTGGGCATGAGCCATGACATGTTCAAACACATTGTGGCGCTGAATACTTACACTGAACCTTTTCTTAGCTTAAAGGCCAATGATCAACGCACAATCATTGAACAGTTGCTGGGTATTACTTTACTCAGCGAAAAGGCCGACAATCTTAAAGAACTAAGCAAGGCAACCAAGGAAGCCATCACATCAGAAGAATATCGTATCAAGGCTGTCACTGACGCTAACAAACGCATTCAAGATCAAATTGATGCTTTAATTCGCAGACAAACTCTTTGGCAAAACAAACACAACGAAGATATTGCTAAATTACAAAGTGCATTTGATGAGCTCAATGCTTTGGATATTGAGTCAGAGCTGTTGGCACACCAGGCACTGACAGTGTATAACGACAAAGCAAAACAAATTAAAGACTTAACAAATTGGGTCAAACGTTGCGAGCTCGACGAAGCTCGAGAACTCAAAGAAATTGAAAAACTAAAATCAGATATTGCTAGTTTAGAAAATCATACCTGTCACAGTTGCGGACAGTCTTTTCACGATGACAAACAAGAAAAGCTACTGGAAGAAAAACAAAAACAACTACAAGAAACATCTTTACAAGCACTGGCAACCAACACACAGTGGTTAGAACACACTGAAGCACTCAAAGCACTGGGCAAACTAGGAGCACAGCCGCAGGTGTTCTATGATCGAGAAAGCGATGCATTTGAACATCGATCAAGTATGGGCAGTATTTTAGCACAATTATCTGCTAAACAAAACGAACACGATCCATACACAGAACAAATTAAAGAAATGCAAGAGCAAGGTGTAGAAGAAATTGACTACGCTGTAATGAACGAGTTGGTCAATCTTAAAGACCATCAAGAGTTTTTGTTAAAACTGTTGACCAACAAAGATAGTTTTATCCGTAAACGTATCATTGATCAAAACTTGAGTTACTTGAATGCCAGATTGGGGCAGTATCTGGATCGCATCGGCTTGCCGCATACGGTCAAGTTCAACAACGACTTGACTGTGGCTATCACAGAACTGGGCAGAGATTTGGACTTTGACAACTTGAGTCGAGGTGAACGCAATCGCTTGATCCTGTCGTTGAGTTGGGCATTCCGCGATGTTTGGGAAAGTCTGTATCAACCCATCAACTTGTTGTTTATTGATGAGTTGGTTGACAGCGGCATGGATAGTTCCGGAGTTGAAAACAGTTTGGCTATTCTCAAGAAGATGAGTAGAGAAGCCAACAAGAGTATTTGGCTAGTATCGCACAAAGATGAACTGGCAGGTCGTGTCAACAATACCCTGCATGTGGTCAAAGAAAATGGTTACACCAGCTACAACACCGATGTAGATATAAAATGAAAAAACTAATGGCTATTAGTGGGCGCATGGCTAACATGACTCGCCCAAGAACACACTACATTGAAATACTGTGGCGTATGCTAATACGTTGCAATTATGATTGTAGTTATTGTTCTGCGGCCTATCATGACAATGTTAGCGACATACCAACTGTAGAGTTTCTAATAGAACAGGCCAATAAGTTGCACCAGTATGCAACTGGTATTAACAAACAAATATACTATGACTTTACCGGTGGCGAACCATTTATTGTCAAAGACTTGCCTGAGTTTTTGAAACATTTAAAATCTCTAAGTTCTACTGCACAATGCAGTATTGCATCCAACACCAGTGCTCCGTTAAAAATATATCACAGGGTTATGTCCAGCAATTATGTACATGATTTGAACCTAAGCATACACTTTGAAAACTTACACAGCTCTGTTGCTGAAAAAGTTGAAAAAATAATTTCGCTGACCAGAGAATATGGTCCAGGACGAGTTAAAGCTATTTTGATGCTGGAAGCAGGACAGCTGGATATTGTACAACAGGCCGGTAACGTATTAAAGTTGGCTGAAGCCAACGTTATCTACAAAGTGATTAATCCGCAGATCAAACCCAATATTGTTCATGTTGTTCGTCCTGGCGAAAAAGCCAACATACATGGACTTTACGATAGCAAGAAGATCTTGTTGACCAACTTTGATTATTACATGGAACAGTACTATTCCAAAGAAGAATTGGAGTTTATTAGAGATAATGTTAATTTCCAAACTGATGACAAAGATGTTATTGGTATTTGGAACGACGGTACTGTTGAATATGCTCATTCAACAGAGTTGATCAACAGTGCTGTGACCAAGTCCAAGGGCTGGACCTGTTATGCTGGTGTTAACAGTTTACATATTAGACCCGATGGCGAAACAACTATTGCATTGTGCAATCAAAGTTATCTTGGTAATTTGCACAACGATACCATAGTATGGCCAACTGCGCCTGTTGTATGTGAGCAAGAGCGATGCACACATCATACAGATTTGCGTATACCAAAGTTTATTAAATGATTATGAGCAACATTAGAGTTTTACATTTAGAACCAACTACGTTGTGTCAGGCCGAATGCCCACAATGTCCAAGAACCTACGGCAAGTTTATTCCCAGCGAGTTAAGTATAGACGCAGTCAAGCAGATGTTTCCTGCGGAATTTATTAAACAGTTAGACAAGATGTTTATGTGTGGCAACTACGGAGATCCGGCCGCCGCACGTGACACCATTGAAATATGTCGATATTTTAGAAAACTTAATCCCAACATTACCCTGGGCATGAACAGCAACGGTGCATTGCGAGATATGTTCTGGTGGGAAGAATTGGCCACAGTGTTTAATCGACCCAACGACTATGTGGTTTTTAGCATAGATGGCCTAGAAGATACCAACGAGATTTATCGACGCCGTGTGCTTTGGCCCAAGCTAATGAACAATGCCAAGACATTTATTAACAAAGGCGGATCAGCCCATTGGGACATGTTGGTTTTTGAACACAACGAACATCAAGTTGATGCTTGTGCCCAACTTGCCAAACAGTTGGGCTTTAAATGGTTTAGAGCCAAAGTGAGTAAGCGACATAATAGCATACCAGTTGAGTGGATCAAGCCGCCAAAGGGCTGGCAAGATCCTGTTGTGGAATCCGTTGATATAGCATGTCATGCATTAAAAGAACAAAGTTTATATGTTGATGCACGTGGTCGTTGGCATCCTTGCTGTTGGCAAGGCATAGACAACCACAATCCCAATTTGGTACAATGGTTTGATCAATTAAAATCCAGTTGGACTACTAACCCTGATCCAGTATGTCAATCAACTTGTGGTACTCGAGCAGGCAAAACCAGTTTTTCAAATCAATGGCAACGTGAAATTGAATTAGCTAATTACAGTATATGACAAGTCCACAAAAGGCCAAAGGCAATGCTTGGGAACGCCAAGTTGCAGATCACTTAACAGCACTATACGGAGAAAAGTTTATCCGTGTACCAGGTTCTGGTGCGTATGTTGGGGGTAAAAATAATTTTCGTAAGGAGTTTTTACACGAAGGCCAAATTCGAAACTTCAAAGGCGACATTGTTCCTGGACAAAGTTTTCCAAAGTTCAATGCCGAGTGCAAGAGCTATGCTGATTTTCCGTTTCATCAACTGTATTCAGGAGAAGTTAAGATACTAGAGTCGTGGCTAGGTCAACTGCTAGAGGTAGCAGATCCTGGCGATTTTAGTATTTTAATCATGAAATTCAACCGTAAAGGCAAGTTTATTGCCACACAAGATCCTGTAATTGCCCCAGAGCAGAACTACAGTATCTATAACAGTATCAAGCACGGCACTTGGTGGTTACAAGATTACGATGAATTTTGGAAATATAACAGTGACGCTGTAAAGGATCGCTGTAAATAATGGCTGTAACATTACTGCGCTGGCCCGGTGGTGGCGGCGGGGATACTGTATTAAAAATAATACTGGATTCTGACCCAACACTAAAATCCTGTATAGCTTTTAAAGAATTTGCAGAAACTGGGCGTACTGTCACAGGATTTAACGAGCTTGCAGAGCAGTATCCTGAGCTTGTTGCCCTAACAGGTAGAATGACTGACTACGAAGATGTTACAGTAAGAGATAAAATTTTAAACACACTAAGACAACTAAACGCAGAACAACAACACTATATTTTTCGATTTCATGGCTTTTTAAATGACTTCAACGAATTTAACATAATTGATATACAGCCCAGTTGGCCGTATTTTGCATTTATAGTTAAATCACACATGGCAAAAAGAGTTTGGCGCAACGAGCTAGATAGTAATAACAAATTACATTTGGCACTGAGGTCAAATGATAAGTACTCACAGGAAGCACTAGATTACGAAACTTACAACGTAGCAGTGAAAAATATCGAAAACCTTCGGAACTTTAAAACTACAAAATTTTTACTCACAGACACAATACTATCAAATTGGCATCACTTAAAATCTAATTTAGAACATCTAGGCTTCCTCATCTCCAACGATTGCAAAACTTACTACACCACATGGCTAGAACGTAATACCGAATACATACCATCGGCAAACTTTAGACACTACGTCACAACTCAAAATTACAATTACCAAGACACAACTTTAGATCGCATCGAACGTTACTGTCTACTAGCACTCTCAGGCAATCTGTTTCTCCGTTTAAACTAATTTACATCACATAGCAACTTTGTTTGGTCGGGGTACCTCGACTCACTTTGAGATTGTACAGGTAGGGCTGTGCCGTTAGACTAGTGCGTTGCAAGAAAAAAGCTAACTTCAGGCTGAAAAGGTCGAGGCAATGTGAAAAAGATACAACCTCAGCTTATAGGATTTGGGTCTATTCCGGATTACTAGGGTTCCGTTGACATGTGAAGCTAGAGTAGGGGGTACCGGTCAACCGCCTCCGTTATACGTAAGTATAAATCTCTTTAGAATAGATGACTGTGCTACTCAGATGATGCAAAGTTAATTCACCCGTAGAGGGTGAATTATGACCAATTAATCTAGATGATACTTAAAGAAGAAAAAATTGATGAGCAAAGCGAATCAATAGACTTACGTAGTAAGTCTCAAAAGAGTTAATAAATCTTTTCTTCTACTATTGCACTATTGGTTAAATGATTGATTTGTTTTTTAAGTGTTGCACGTAGATCGTTTTTAAGATAAACAGATCTAGCCAATTGAATAAACTTTTCATCAAATGTCTGTGCTACTTCGCATTGACGTTTGGCATCTTCAATATTCCAAAGTTCACCATTGACATCAAGCAGATGCTGTCTTAGCTGTGTCACTTGCTCAGGAATATCCAAGTTACTTAAAATATTGTTCAATAACAACAGCTCTGTAGTAATATTAGCAAGTTTGCTGTAGTCATTGCGTTGCTCTGCATTTTTAGATTTAATTTCCAGGATTGTGATTTTATCAATCAACTCTCCTATGCTGACCGGTGCGTATACTGTCTGTGACATAATTTAAAAGAATGGTAGATTGGCTTTTTTGGTAGTTTCAAGATTTTCTTTGATAATCTTGGCTACTATCTTGCGTTCGTCTGGGCTGAGTTCTAGTGCTGTTTCATAAGAAAGTCCGCCACGCATGTACCACGAGTTTCTCATTGCTTCTTCTCTTATGGCTCTTGACTCATTTTCGTATTGTTCAAGTAAGCTAACGATTTGATCGTTATCTAGACTCAAGAGCCGTTGGCGAAAAAACTTGCGTACTCAAATGTAATGTCTACTTTGAATTCATTTTCGCAGTTGTCACATCTGACATCAATGGCTGGAATTGAGGCCTGTTTGGCAATGTCTGCCAACCGTGCTTGAACTAGTTTGATTACACTGGTGTCGCAGTTTTGATAGAACTCAGTTAAAAATGCTTTGTCAGTTACAACTTCTGCACCAATGGTAATTGACTCAGTACTGTCTGCCAATGTCTTGATATTCAAATCAACCAATGCATTCAGGTGTGACTGGAATTTTTTGCTTTTGATATCATCCGGTGTATCTTCGTTCATGGCACGAATAATACGCTGTTCTTCAAATTGAATTTGACTTGTGGCATTGGCACTGAAGTAACTTTGCGGACGAATTTTGATCTGCATGTTTTCTACTACTAACGGAGTAGCATAGTCGGGCTTTTTAATACTGTCTAGCACAATACGCATATCAGCATCGTAATCGTGTTCAGTACTGCATTTTGGACACTTGGTAGCAAAAGACATATACTCGCCATAACTGGCAATACGAATTGCAATCAGTACAGCATCTAGATCAATGCTGGGCATTTTCCATGCGTCTTGAATGTTTGGACAGCAACTATGTATGACACTAACTGTGCCTAATCCGTTCAACACAGCATCGGGTGTGCGTAGCGTAATTTCATCTTTAGCAGTCATGGGGTAAATTGGTATTTCACCTGATTCGGGTAAATCAATTGATCCTGCTTCCCAGAATTCACCTTTGCTGGGCAACGGCAAATACAGCTTGGGCTGTCTAAAATGCTTGGCAAGTGGGTTCATGGCTTTATTTTCCATATTTTGATTCCTATAAATATAATTGAGTACTAGTTTATTTATAGGTAAAAAACCATGGCATTAGAGAATGATGATATCCGGAAATTAGAAGAGTTTATCAAACGATACAACACTTCTACGGAGGACATGATAAAAGCTACCAAGCGTCTGGTAGACGGATTTGACGATTCTGGGCAGGCAGTCGAAGATGCTGACCGTCAACTTAAGAATTTAGACAAGCAGATCAAACGCTCTGGTGGCAGTTTTAGCAATGTCATTGGGGATTTAAATAGACTTCAAGAAACCATTGACGAAGTTAGCGAAACTGGTGAAGATTCGGTACACAGACAGAGATTACAAACACAGCTTGACATAATGTCGAGACGTGCGGCCAACGAACAGTATAGAAAACTAGCAATGGACGCTGGAGCAGAACTAGTTAAAGGCCTAGTAAATTACAATATTGCTCGCGCCAAAGCATTAATAAACGCGGTTCAAAGTGATGCCAGTGGATTTCAGATGGCTGGGGATATTGCTACTGCCAGTTTAGACCAGACAAACAATACAGTACAAGGTGTAAGCAAGGTTGTTGGCGGAGTAGGATCAGCTTTGACTATGATTCCTGGTCCGGCACGTTTAGTTGGTGTTGGATTGACTGCACTAGCAGGCATAGCAGGATTTGTGTCTGAAAAGATGACCGAACTTGCCAAGTTTGGTATTGAAGTAGCAGTCAAAGAACTAGAAAAAACAACCAAAGCCTATAATGAATCTGCCAATGCAGGTGCCATGTTTGCTGATGGTTTAACAGGACTACGTAATACTGCACATGATGCAAACTTAACAGTTACACAATTCGCTGAAGTACTTAAAACATCAAGTACCAATTTGGCTCAATCAGGTATAGGCGTTGTTGAAGGTGCTAAACAGATTGGGCGAGTTGGTAAAGAGCTTAAGGCATCTGGCGTACAGAATCAATTGATTAAACTAGGCTACAGCTTTGAAGAACAAGCCGCAATGTCAGCAGAAGTTATTGCTAACATGCGTAGAAGTGCAGGTGGAACAGTTAGCGATAAAGCAGTGGCAGAACAAACACAGAAGTATGCAGAGAACCTGCGTTTGATTGCTTCACTAACAGGCGAAGATGCCAAAAAGAAAGTAGAGCAAGTTCGCAACGAAAATCAAATTTTGGCTTTCCAACAAGAACTTGCTAAAAAGACACCTGAACAACGTGCTCAAATTGATGCCGCTATGGCAACAATGACAGACTTAGAAAAGAAAAACTTCCGTGACCGTGTGGTGTTTGGTGAAGTTATTAACAAAGAAGGCGCAATATACGAAGCACAGGTAGCCGGAGCTAGAGCCAAGGGTGAAGCCGCATTGGGCCTGTTCCAGAACAATGCATTAACTGCTGAATCCAACGCCAACCTAAATGCTCAGTATGGTGAGCAAATTAAACAGAGTATTTTGTCACAGCAAGCACTAGGGCAAGCCGCAATGGCTACAGGTGGCGTACTTGGCGATGTTGCCAAAGGCATGTTGGATTCATTGAACCAGGCCAATGCACAGACTAAAGAATCAGTGGAAGCAGGTAAAAAATCAATTCAAGAAGCAAAAATGACACAGGACGAATTAACAAAGTCTTATGTTGAAGCAGTACAGTCTGGACAAGCATTAAAAATTGCAATAGAAAAAGAACTTACAGGTGTAATTACTAATTTTGCTAGCATTGCAAATGCTGTATTAAAAGGTGTACACGATCAAATGGTTGCACTAGGCTTGGCCGCTGACACAGTGAGTGCAAACTTAGCCAAAACAGATGACGCTAATCGTGCCAATATGACCATGATGGAAAAGGCACAGTCGTATTTTGCTGGAGCACTAGAGTCAATTCCACAGGGTATTGGCAAAGCATTAAGTGCAATAGGCATGACAGATACTGGTAAAGCAGTATCAGGCCTAGGAGATAAAGCACAAGTAGAACGTCAGAAGTCTGAAACAGAATACTTAAATCGCAAAGACCGTAGCAAAGACGCGGCCAAAGTGGAAGAAAAATTTGATAAGACTGCTACTACCACTGAGAAACTAGCAGATGGATTGGCTAGAGGTGTTGAAGCTGTTGGTGGTTTTGCGGCATCCTTGACAGGATTTAGCTTCCTTGGTGATTTGGTAGTCAAAGCACAGGAAGAAAGACTAAAGTCTGAACGTGAAGCTATTGCTGAAAAAGAAAAAAATGGCGGCAAAGTCAAAATGAAGACTGGTGGGGTTATTGAAGGTCCTGAAAAAGGATTCAACAATGTTGAACTGCACGGAACAGAAGCAGTTGTGCCGCTACCAGGTGGTAGGGCTATTCCAGTAGACATCAAGGGCGGAATTAAACTAGCAAGTGAAATGCCAGGACAGCTGATGTCTGGCATGGGCAGTTACTTTAGCGACCTAACTAACAGCATTGAGCGTGTAGTTGGTAATGTGACACAGCCTGGTTCGGCAGGTGCAGGAGCCAAAGGATCAATTGATTTTATTAAAAATGGGTTTGCGGCCTATAGTGCGGCGTTTGACAATACAGCACTTGGAATAAAATCAATATTCACTGATTTGTCTGTTGAAGACAAAAAAGCACAATCACAAAATGTAGAGTTACTGACAGACACGTTTAATACAATAAAGAATCAAGCAATTCAAGGCATAACAAATTTACCGTTTGAAAATGCATTTCCTGCACTGAAAGCAATCACATCAGGTTTTGAAGCTGGTAAACAGTTTGACCCAGTTGAAATGCAAAAAGCCATTGAGCAAGGCATGAGTAAAATCATGCAGTTAACTGGTAATGACAATCAAACTGCCAAAAAAACTGATATAGGGTCATCTGAAAAAGCTGGTACCGCAGAACTTATTGCCAAGGTAGATCAGTTAATCAGTGTGATGAATGACCAAAAAGAACTAATGCGTAAGAGTTTTGACAAAACGGACGATATGGTAAACATCTTGGACGGACACAAAGATCTGACACAACAATTAGTAAACAACAGCTTTTAATTTAGTTAAATATAGTTAACTGAGAGACCATTATATATGAGTTGGAAAAAATATTTTAAAACTAGCAATGTACCATCATCGCTAAGTCCTGTAGGAAGCCCTAGTAGAACAGGGTCCGACATCACCTACAGGAACTATCAGACTAATCTGCCAGACGTATATATTGGCCATCCAAATCGTGTTGATCGCTATAATCAATACGAACAAATGGACATGGACAGCGAAATTAACGCGGCTCTGGATATTTTAGCAGAGTTCTGCACACAAAAGAATCAAGAGAACCTGACAGCATTTGACATTCATTTTAAAGATAAACCCACTGACAACGAAGTAAAAATTATCAAAGAGCAATTAAATCAATGGGTTAGCCTAAACGACTTAAACAAACGTATCTTTAAAATTGTTCGTAATACTATCAAATATGGCGATCAAGTGTTTATTAGAGATCCAGAAAATTTCAAGTTACACTGGACAGAAATGGCCAAAATCGTTAAGATTATTGTCAACGAAGCCGAAGGTAAAAAGCCAGAACAGTATGTTATTAAAGACCTAAACATCAACTTTGAGAACTTGACAGCAACACAGGTTACCACACAAGATACATTTACTACCAGTCCACAAACAGGTGGTGCAACAGGTGCATACCAAATGCCCAGTCGTGGAGCACAAGGCGGTAGTCGTTTTCAAATGGCACAAAACGAAAAAGCTATTAATTCTGAACACGTTGTTCATTTGAGTCTCACTGAAGGTTTGGATATTTACTGGCCTTTTGGTAACTCGGTGTTAGAGAACATTTTTAAAGTATTCAAACAAAAAGAACTACTAGAAGATTCAATCATTATCTATCGTGTACAACGTGCTCCGGAACGTAGAGTATTCAAAATTGACGTAGGTAATATGCCAAGTCATATGGCCATGATGTTTGTTGACCGTATTAAAAACGAAGTACATCAACGCAGAATTCCAACACAAAGTGGTGGTGGTCAGAACATGATGGACGCCACATACAATCCACTATCTGTAAACGAAGACTACTTTTTTCCAACCACAGCAGATGGACGCGGATCCAGTGTTGATGTATTGCCGGGTGGTCAGAATCTAGGTGAAATTACAGATTTGAAGTTTTTTACTAACAAGTTGTTCCGCGGTTTGCGTATTCCTAGTAGTTACTTGCCTACTGGAACTGATGATGGCACACAGTCAGTGGGTGATGGTCGTGTGGGCACAGCATTAATTCAAGAATGGCGTTTTAACCAATACTGTAAGCGTCTACAAAGCATGATTGTGGACAAACTGGATCAAGAATTCAAGATGTTTATGCGCTGGAGAGGTATCAACATTGATGGACAGTTGTTTGATCTAGTGTTTGAAGAACCACAAAACTTTGCACAATATCGTCAAGCTGACATCGATAGTGCTAGAATTGCCACATTTACACAGCTAGAACAGTATCCTTACCTAAGCAAACGCTGGTTAATGAAGCGTTACTTGGGTCTAAGTGAAATGGAAATGAGTGAAAACGAAATTCTTTGGAAAGAAGAGCGCGGCAAAGCAGACAGCGCCGCACCAGAAGGCAGTAGCTTGCGTAACGTAGGTATTACTCCGGGCGCCTTGGAAACAGATATTGAAGACTTAACTCCCCCTGATGCTGGTGAAGATGGTGCAGGAGAAGCAGGCATTACACCGCCAAGTGGATCGGCGGCTAACCCAAGTGGAGTTGGCAACGCCCAAAGTCAGACGTCGCCGATATAAATAAGACTATGTTTATATTAGAATTATTTGACAAAGAAGAGTCCGGCCACTTCAATGCTAAGAAGGATAATTCTACATTTAAAATGAGCGATGTTCGTAAAACTCGCTTATCTCTCGAGCATCTTAACACAATACGTATGGCCAACGATGTGCGTAAATTTGAACAAGAAGCCAAAGCAAAAGACGTTGCAGTACAGTATGCAGTTGCTCCAGAAGGTGGAGAATCCCCGGGTCTAGGGGTATAGTCAATAAAATTCTTCAAAAAACACCTATTTAACCCCAAAAACTACGTAGTTATGTAAATAACTTTACAAGCCATTATTTAAAAGGAGTTCCTATGAACAAATATGAAAAGTTAATTGAATACATCATTAACGATAACGAAGCGAAAGCTAAAGAATTATTCCATGAGATCGTTGTAGAAAAATCTCGCGATATCTACGAAAGCCTTATGGATGAAGAAAATGTAGAAGAAGTCGGTGGCAACGCTGTTGACGAATTCGTTGACGAAATTACTAACGAAGTAAACGGCGACGAAATGGCAGAAGGTGACGAAGATCCAGCTAGCGATGTTAGCGATCTAGACGGCACAGATAGTTCTGCAACAGCTGGTGATGACATGTCTATGGGCGACGATGGTGGCGACACTGATCCAGCTACTAAAGGCGACGTCATGGACTTAGCTAGTCAACTTGATCAACTAACTGCAAAATTTGACGAATTAATGAGTCAAACAGATGGTGGACAAGATAACAGTGCACCAACTGGCGACACAGCAATGGACATGGGCGGCACACAAGATAGCACAGACGAACAATTCTCAGCAGAAGCTCAATTTGAAGCTGTTGAAGAAGAAGTAGAAGAAGACGTTGAAGAAGACGTTGAAGAAAGTGTTAAAGAATCACGTGGCACACGCAGTGAAACAGAATTAATGCGCGAGTATGTAGAAAAAATCAAAGAGTTCTACAAAGGCGACAACACTGAAGGTAGCACAGTAGGTACAGGTGGCAATGAGCCAACAGTAAACACAGCTAACCCAGTTGCTGGTAAAAACGATTTTGGTGGCACAGCTGGTAACTTAAACCAGGGTGGAGCAGAACAGAATCCAGACGGAACAGCACCGAAACAAGCCAACAACTATGGCACAGCTAAAAAAGGTGAATTACCTGGCGCAGGTCAATTCCTAAACGTAGCTGGTAAAGATGCTGGTAAGACTGCATACAAAACTAAAGAGTCTGGTAAAACCAAAGAAGGTAGTACTACAGACGCATCTGTTCCTGTCAATGGTAGATCATTGCAGGGCGGAAAAGTACGTTAATTAGGGCACGATAATGGCTTTGTACCTAAAAGAGCATTTGACTTTTGACCGGGCAAACATTGTAGTTGAGTCTACAGAGTCTGCAGACGGAAAAGGAAAAGACCTCTATATGAAAGGGATATTCATCCAAGGTGGCGTAAAGAACGCTAACCAAAGGGTGTATCCCGTTCACGAAATTGAAAAAGCCGTTTCAACTATTAATGAACAAATCAAAGAAGGTTATTCAGTTTTAGGTGAAGTAGATCACCCTGATGATTTAAAGATTAACTTGGATCGTGTGTCGCATATGATTACTGATATGTGGATGGACGGTCCTTGCGGTTTCGGCAAATTAAAAGTGTTACCAACTCCAATGGGCGAGCTTGTAAAAGCTATGCTTACTAGTGGTGTTAAGCTAGGTGTTAGCTCACGTGGATCAGGTAACGTAAACGAAGGTTCAGGACATGTTAGCGATTTTGAAATCGTTACTGTGGACGTTGTGGCACAACCAAGTGCTCCTAACGCATATCCAAAAGCAATTTATGAGAGCTTGATGAATATGCGTGGTGGAACACAAATATTGGAAATGGCACGAGATGCAAGCACCGATCAAAGAGTACAGAAGTATATGAAAGAGGCAGTGGTGCGCCTTATCAACGAATTAAAACTATAGGAGATATCCAATGTTAGATGCTATCAAACCATTGCTAGATAGTGGCATTATTAACGAAGGTACTCAGCAGGCTATTTCTGAGGCTTGGGAAGCAAAACTTCTTGAAGCTAAAGAAACAGTTCGTGCAGAGCTTCGTGAAGAATTTGCACAACGCTATCAGCATGACAAACAAGTCATGGTTGAGGCTCTAGACAAAATGGTTACCGAATCTTTAACAGCAGAACTCGGAGAGTTCCAAGCTGAGAAGAAAGCTCTTGCCGAAGACCGCGTGAAATTTAAACGTCACATGGTTGAAGGATCTAAGAAATTCAATGATTTTATGGTTAGTAAATTAGCAGAAGAAATTCAAGAACTACGTCAAGACCGCAAAGGCTATGAAAATAGCATTGGCCGTCTAGAGCAGTTTGTGATTAAAACTTTAGCTGAAGAAATCCAAGAATTTGAGAAGGACAAACGTGCAGTTGTTGAAACAAAAGTTCGACTAATTGCTGGAGCCAAAGCCAAGTTAGGTGAACTACAACAGCAATTTATTGCTCGTAGCTCTGAACTTGTTAAAGAATCTGTTACTAAGAATCTAGAAGCAGAATTGACACAACTAAAAGAAGACGTACAAATTGCTCGCGAGAACATGTTTGGTCGTCGTCTATTCGAAGCTTTTGCTAGCGAATTTGCTGTTACTCACTTAAATGAGAACAAAGAAATTGCTAAACTACAAACAGCACTACAGCAGAAAGAAGCAATCATTGCTGAATCTCGTAAGGCCGTTGAACAAGCTTCTGTATTAGTTGAGTCTAAAGAGAAAGAAATTAAGATCATTAAGGAATCTGCAGATCGCAAGACAAAACTTGCTGAAATGATGAAACCTTTAAACAAAGAGAAGGCCGCTTTAATGAGCGAACTACTCGAATCAGTGCAGACAGATAAGCTACAGTCTGCATTTGAGAAGTATCTTCCAGCTGTACTTAATAATGGAACAGTTAAAACATCAGCTCCAAAAGCTGTGTTAGCTGAAAGCCGTACAGAGGTAACTGGAGATAAATCTGCTAAGGTCACCGCACACGAGTCAATTGACACTAATGTCATTGAACTAAAGCGTTTAGCAGGGCTTAAATAATAGCTTTTAAAAAAAGGAAAAAAAGAAAATGACAACCCAACAATTACTTGAAAACCGTTGGTCCGAAACCAAAGAAGCCCTGTTAGAAGGCTTACAAGGTTCTAAGCGTACCAGCATGAGTGTAGTTCTAGAAAACACTCGCAAACACTTGGTTGAGAGTGCATCTGCAGGCGGCACACAAGCCTCTAACGTTGCAACACTAAACCGTGTTATTCTTCCAGTTATCCGTCGTGTTATGCCTACCGTTATTGCTAACGAAATCGTAGGTGTTCAACCAATGACAGGTCCTGTAAGTCAAATCCATACTCTACGTGTTCGCTACGCTGATAACGTTGCTTATACTGGTAGTCAGGATAACACACTAGGTACAAGCGCATCAGCTGGTGACGAAGCATTGTCTCCATTCAAGATCGCTACAGCTTACTCTGGTAACGCCGCAACTGGTCGTGCTTCTTCAACAAGCGCACTAGAAGGTTTGCCAGGTAACCGTATCAACGTTCAAATCTTGAAACAAGTTGTAGAAGCGAAAACTCGCAAGCTATCAGCTCGTTGGACATTTGAAGCCGCTCAAGATGCTCAAGCTATGCATGGCATCGACGTAGAGGCTGAAATCATGGCCGCTCTTGCTCAAGAGATCACAGTTGAAATTGACCAAGAAATTCTTGGTTCACTACGTGCTTTAGCCGCAACCGAATATGGTTACGACCAAGCCGCAGTTTCTGGTACAGCAACATTCGTTGGTGATGAGCATGCCGCATTGGCAGTTCTAATCAACCGTACAGCTAACTTGATCGCCCAGCGTACACGTCGTGGCGCAGGTAACTGGGCAGTTGTATCACCAGCCGCATTGACAGTATTGCAATCTGCAACTACTTCTGCGTTTGCTCGTACAACAGAAGGTACATTTGAAGCTCCAACAAACACCAAGTTCGTTGGTACACTAAACAGCGCAATGCGTGTTTATGTTGATAGCTATGCTAGCGACAGCACACCAGTATTGGTTGGTTATAAGGGTTCAAGCGAGGCTGATGCCGCCGCATTCTATTGCCCATATATTCCTCTAATGTCTTCTGGTGTTGTTCTAGATCCAACTACATTCGAACCAGTAGTTGGCTTTATGACACGTTATGGCTATGTAGAGTTAACTAACACAGCTTCTTCTCTAGGTAACGCAGGCGACTACCTAGGTGAGATCAGTGTTAACAACCTATCATTCCAGTAATATTGGAATAAACTTTTTACCCTCGGGATGGGAAGTTACATTAAAGGCTCTTCGGAGCCTTTTTTGTTGGCGGTGTTATCTATAATATAAATATTCATGTAGCAACAGCTATAGCTCGTGTTTAACACACATACACACAAAGGAGAAAAATATGAGCAAAACACCTTACGAGATCCGTCTCGAACTTCTCAAAATGGCTAACGAAATTCTCGTGACGCCAGTCTTCCAAAAACGTCAAGCACTAACTGATGAGTATCACTCTAAGTTAACTGACGCTAACCGAGGAACGCTTTCTTTTCCAACTTTACCAGATTTTCCGTCTAGTACAGATATTGTGAGCAAGGCCGAAGAACTCAAAAAGTTTGTAGACCAAGCGTAAAACTAAAGCCCCGCAAGGGGCTTTTTGTTGAGTTAAAATTCTTTTAGTTTCTGCTTGACATCTTTATGTTTGACAATCAAGATGTTCTTTATAGTATCTTCGTATTTGATAGGCAAGTCCAAATGTACTACAACTTCTGGTCCAGCATTACTTACTACACGATCATTGCCAACGGTACCAATAAATGGTATCTTATTCCAAACTCCAAACACTCTATCTCCTAAGTGATACTTGGGTTTATAAGCGTTTTGTTCAAAATAATCAGTTAGACTTCTCATTTTTTGTTTCTTCTTTTAGTGTGGGTGCAATTCTTTCCAATTCTTCTGGTGTGGCATAACGTGCAGGCGGATTAATGTTCCAACTGTCTGCTGTAAATATACGTACAGGTTTCCAATATTTGGCTAACAAGTTGTTTACTACAATTATTGCCGCAATTACTACAATAAATCCCAAAGCTGTCAAAATGCTTCCGGCCAAAAATACTGCCGATTGGTCCATGTCCATATTGAATCCTTTAAAGTGACTGATTTGTAATTATAGCACTAGAACAATAAAAGTCAAACAAAACGGTAAATAGTATGTTCACTCATAATATGAGTAACTCTCGGAGCACCACTCCGGGTAGCTTAGAACGCTAACGCCCTAAGAGGCAAAGGAGAAATAAAATGGCAAAATTAAAAATTACACAAACAGATACAAGCGGTCAAATTCACGACCGTTATGTCAGTCCAGCTATTGTCAACGGTTACCACTTTGGTGGCACAGGCGGGTTGACTAGTCAAACTGGTTATCAAATTCTACCACAAGTTGACACAGGCAATGGCCCTGCCGCTGGTAGCATTATTACACAAAAAGGTGCTCGCAAGTTCCTATGCACAGACGGTACTACTAGAAAGATTTGCAAACTAGTTCCAAGTCGTGTTCCAGACGGTGGCCCAGGTCAAATGAGTATTCCTTTTTACTCTACCACAATCAGTGGCAACGTTGCTGACACAGCCGGTGCTCAAACATCTAGCTACCTGCGTTATCAAATTTCCAGCATTGTTGGCAGTACAGATGCCATCAAAGTTGGCGCCCAAGTACACAGCGTTGGACAAAGCATCAACGGTAATGTAGTTATCACAGCTATCAACGCCACAGTTGGTGGTTATGGTAACGTCACAGTTAACTTTAGTCTACAAGATGGAGATCCTCCAAGTGGTAACTACACGATGCAAGTTGGTGGTTATGCTAGTCGTATTACCAACAAGTTTGTGTACGATTTTGCTGGTAACAAATATCGTTATCGTTTGGCCGCACCAGACGACACATTTGTACAAGTAGCAAGTGCGTAATTAAAAACAAAAAGCTATTTCTGATATAGCATGTTACGACTCGAAAGCACCCTCCGGGGTGCTTTTTTTTTGATTTTGATATTGATTTGTGTTAGATAAATATTGGATATAAGGAAATTTCTGAATGTCTACCGTAAAACGATTGTCGGGCAGTTACCAAGTCCAAACCATTAATCCTGGATCTAGTGTTACCTACACAACAGACACATTCTATATCTACGGTAATCTGGCAGTATTGGGTAATGCAACTTATACTTCTACTCAAGATGCGGCAGTATCTAGTAACTTTATTATTTTAAACGAAGGTTTACCACAAAACGTAGTACCTACATTTGATGCAGGTATTGCGGTTAACAGGGGTACATCAGCTAACGTTGCTATTAGATGGCACGAAGCCAATGGTCGCTGGCAATTAAGTAACGATGGAGTTTCATATCAGAATATTATTGCTACAAACAGTACAGCTTCGTTTATAACGCACATAGTTGAAGATTTAACTCCACAACTTGGTGCCAATTTAGATACACAGACATTCTCTATTAAAAGTACTACAGGATCTCCTTTACGAATTGAAAATGGAAACGTGGTGGTAACAAACACAACAGTAGCACCACCTACAATTAACAATGCTGTGGCATTCAATGCACAAACACCGTCAGGTGGTGGAAGTGGACTGTATGTTACAAACAGCGACGCTTCAAATCAAGAATTAATAACGAAAACCAAAGCAGTTGTATATGCTTTGATATTCTAAGGAAAATAAATGTCAATATCCAACACAACTCTAAACACATACGTAGCACCGGTATATACCAGTTCTGGTAGTACTGCATTAACTGCGTTATATTTTTGCAACACAGACTCTGCAAATACTATTCAAATTACTATTCATGCAGTTCCGTATGGAGGAACAGTAAGTAACACCACAATGATCTATAACTCCATTAGTTTGACTGCAGGTGACACTTATGTAATAGACACTGAAAAATTAATTTTATCTTCTGGTGACACCATACAAGCATTAAAATCTGCTTCAACTGCTAACGTAAGTGTAACAGTTAGTTATGTAGGAATTTAAATGGGACGTTTTGCTAAAAATACTAGATTAGACCGCGGTGCAGTAAAGTCTACAGCATATACAGTACGATTACCAAATGGTACGTCATCGGTACTTCCTCGCACTCCGGCGGCTGGTGACATATATTTTAATACCTCTACTAACAAAGTAACTTTTTACGATTCAACTGCGTATCAAAATTTGGCTCGCACAGGTAGAGTTACTATTGTTAAAGATTATTTCATCGGAAATGGATCAACAACAGCTTTTTCGTCAATGAGCTACGCAGTAACCGATCCAACCAGCATCATGGTTTTTATTGGCGGAGTATATCAAGAACCATACATTAACTATACCTGTAATGGTACATCTACTATAACATTTACCAGTGCCCCACCTGCACCAGGATCAAATCCTAATAGGATAGTGATCTTACACGGTTTCCCAAGTAACGATGCAGACCAAACCAATCCTGTTGTAACAGGATTCAACGGTGTAATTGATGGAGGAACATACTAATGACTTATAACGTAATTTTGCGACACAACGCCAACACCGGTGTTGCTCCTGCAAATGGAACATTACTAAGCGGGGAAGTGGCAGTTAACACCACAGACAAAACATTGTACATTGGTGATCCAAACGGCAATACTGTCACATTGTTTTCTGGTGGTAGTACACTTGGTGATGCATCTTTTGCAACAGCATCGGGTATCACACAACTGAAAACTACAACAACTAATTTACAGTTTACTCCTGTTACTGGTGCAAACATTATATTGAGCGGCAAAACCTACATGGATAAAAATGCTTTTGTTGCTGGTAATCCTATGTTTATGATGGGGTACGGAAACAATGCGGGATTTGCCAGAGATGTATCAAATAACAGTGTTAGAATTGTTGGAGATGCATCAACCTCAGGTCTGAGTACACTGGTCGATATTGGTAAATTTGGAAATACCAACCCGTCAATTCCAGGAACATGGACTAGTTTAATCAAAGCTGACATGGGAGGAAATTTAACGGTTAGTGGAAATATCACTGCCAACTCAAATGTTTCAGTAACAGGTACCATTACTGGCACAGGTAGTTTAGCAAGTATATCATCATCGGTTCCTGCAACAAATGCTTCTGCAGGAAGCAAAGGTGCGATTGCATATGATGTTAGCTATATCTATATATGTGTCGCAACCAACACATGGATTAGAGCGGCCAGATCAGCTTTCTAAGCACCTTTGCCAAAACAATAAATACTTGACTCGGAGTCAATATGGCAATTGGTAGAATTTCTGGTGCAATGCTGTTCAGCGATCTTGATCGACAAGGTCAAGATCTTTCATTTAGCACCGATGGTAACATACTCTTATATCAAAATTTCAGTCAATTTCGTATTGGCGTTAACACCAGCACCCCTACAGAAATACTAACCGTTAACGGTAATTTTGGTACTGCCAATCTTGTCATCGACGCTGGTACAATATCTGCCAGAAACGGCTACGAAGATATTCAGCTTGTAACATCTGGAAACATTAAACTGGCATCAATTGATCGAGTTAAAATTGCTGGCGGTGCAGACAGTTATGTTATACAGACAGATGGTAATGGCAATCTAAGGTTTGCTAATATCTCAACTGTGTTTGGTGGTGTGGCAGGAGATATTATTCCGTTGGGTAATCCCAAAGACGGAAGTCTAACAGATTACGCGGCATACCCACGTTGGACTGGTGATACAACAGTCACTGATGCTATAGATAACTTGAATCAAGTTATGTTTAACGTATACAAAGGCACATTTATACAAAGTGTAACATTAACTAGTAACGTTACATCTGGCCCAAGTCCGGCATCGGCATTATTTACAGCTACTCCAATTGGCAATGCAAATGCATACGATTGGAATTTTGGCGATGGAACAATATTAAGTAATGTTGGTAATGTGGTTGCACACACGTATAGTAACATCAATGGCGGAATTTATACTGTTACTGTTACAGCCTACAACACAAACGGAACACACCAAGGCAACCTGCAAGCAAATGCTCAAGGGTCTGCCGCACAAACAGTTGCCACAGACTACTTTACCTTATACACACCAGCACCGGTTCCTCAATTCACTCTGAGTGCAACAGCAGGCGATCATCCAAAATTACTTGGCTTGATTAATACAAGTTTGTATGCACAAACGTATAGTGTATTCTGGGGGGACAATACTCCAGAGTTTAAAATCAATAACAACTCGTTGCCAGGTGGTACACTAGGTGCTACCTTAGACCATACGTTTTATGCTAATCTAACAGACGCTCAATATTCAGTTGTTCTTAAAGCAACCAGTGTGACTGCTGGACCGTCTCCAATATCGGCAAACTCAAATCCAACTATAGTAAGTGTTTATAGACCACAAACTCCTGCATTTACAAACAATTCAACAGTGGGCAATAATCAGCATACGTTTTATGCCAATGGATCAGCAAACATTGGTGGTGCACCAATACAGTTTACAAATACAACATCAACACTACCTGGACCGACTGCAACATTTCCTAACAACATGTACAAATGGAATTGGGGAGATGGCACATACTCTAATGTCAGCATTGGTAGTGGTGCACCCGGCGATTCAGGGATCCCGTCGGGAACCCCACTGGTACACAATTTTAAATTAAGTAATCCAATAGTTCAAGAAACATTTAACGTAAGTTTGCAAGTATTTACAGGACACAGCACTAGTCCGGTTAGTACTACAAATACTGTAATCACAGTGAAGCCAGCTCCAACTGCACAATTTACTGCAAATACTGTAGTAAACAGCGACAAAACAGGAGACACAGAATTAATAGGATATTTGTATACTGACCTTACTGGCGCCAACAGGGCAAATATTGGTTTTTATAACAGTAGTATTAATAGTACCAATTATGTATTTGGGTATGGAGATGCAACTACCAGCGCAAATATCGGCTCTGGTGCTGGTACACCTGGAACATACATCTATCACACATACGGATCAACCGGAACTTTTACTGCAAACTTAAATGCAGTAGGACCTAACAGCACATCTGCCGCAGACGATACACTAACTCGCACAGGATACATTACAATATACAATGCTCCTTCTGCTCCTGCAGGATTAAGTTCGTATTCAGGATCATTTAATTATAACTCAGCCGCTACAGGAACCAATGCCACATTGGCGGCCAATGCCACAAACAATAGTGCAGGTGGAACACCAACTATTCCAACTGCTGGAACAAGTGTTAATAGAATTACAACTGCTACTACGGTCAATACTGCAATATTGTCAAATGTCTACGATTCAGCCCACGGTTACCTAAGAACATTTTTCAACAACTCAATTGACGGAAACGTAACATTTACCACAGCAAGCGAAGCAGGTACATATGGTAATTTGGTTATCTCAAGTGATGTTGATGCTCATTCAGTTACTCCGGGAGTATACCCAACCAATTTTTACAAAGTTTGGTCTGGTTACCATACTAAACAAAATTCTGCTATCCCGGTGGGATATAATGCATTAACAATGCAACACAGTACAACAGGTAATGTCAGTGCAGGATTTGTCAAAGATGATCTAACATCTGTTCCAACACTGTATTCTGGTAACGCACTAATGGGCACATCAACAGTTGGCACATTACGATATATTTCGGGTGTTCCTTATTTTAATACCGGGGCCGCAATTTATGTAAATGGTCTAGAAGCCTACAACTGGATAGGACAGACATACAACAACACAGTAAGCCCTATTACATTCAGCACTGGTGGAACATTTGAGTCTACTTCTGGATCTTTACTAACTGCTCAAAGTAAGTCGTATAGCCAAATTGACGGACCAACTACATTCTTGAGTGCAGGAATTCCTAAAGCCGCAACAGGAAAAACATCTGCAACTAGATATGTATTTGGTAACGTTTTCTTAAATGTCAATGCTACAAATGCCGTAGTAGGCAACATTGGAGTCGCATTAACTAACGTCAACGGTACTAGTGCAACAGAATATCTAGCTACAAAAATCAATTTGTATTCAACAGCAATAACAGGATTTGATGAAACCAATATTTCTTGTAGCGCATTACTAGGGTCTGGATACACAGACTCTGCTAAACGAATTTTTATATCTGGTGCATCGGGCGCAACACCAGCGTATAACCCAGCAACAAATTATTATACAGGAACACCATTTACAGGAACGCAGTCTGTTGCAGTAGGTGGAACAGATGAAGCAACAGTGCGTTGGGGCACAGTAAAAAATGACACAACAGATTGGTCTCAATATTTGCCTACCGGACCAATTGCAAGAACAACAGGCACACAGTATCTGAGAATTGCATTCCGCAGACAAACAATGGCCAATTTTAAAATTACCTACAGCGGAAAAATAAGTGGATTATGGATTGCTAGTCCTGGGTCTGCAATAGACTCAACTAGTACACTCAATGGATGGCTAACAGGATCTAGTACGTATCTTGGATCTGGCATTCCAGGCGCAAATACAGCATTAGGAGGCAACGGATCAAACGGTTGTGCAAAAACATCAGGCGATGTAATTCCTGCAGGAACTACAGTTACAAATAGAGTATGTCAAATGACATTGGGATCAGAAAATGCTAGTAATGCAACAGGAAATCAGGTGTTTATTTCTATTGCATTGGCCGCAGGCGATTCTTTAACAAGTTTAAGTATAGGACCGTAAGATGGCAATTAGCTCAACACAACAGATTGATTACTTGTGGAAAAAAGTTGGTTACGAAGTTGCCAAAACCGATACCCCTGATTTAAAAGATGCTACCAACGAACCGTATGCAAGTTTTCCTATCATTGGTGGAGAAGATATTTGGCTACGTAGCGATCTAATTCCCAATGTTATACCAACAGCAAACACAGCACAAGTTACCCTATACACTCCAGCACTAAGTAGTACGTTTAAATGTGTAGCGGACGTAACTTCAACTTTAAATAGAACTTGGTTAACCAATGCAGGTGGCGTTAGAAAAGCTGACTGGATTCCGCCAAGTTACGGATCGACATACCAAATAAAATTATATGTTGCTCCGGCAAATGCAACTGATGTACTAACGCAAGGAACACAGCTATATCCGTCTGGATCTGGAAACAACGACGAATGGTTCTTTGACTATCAAGCTGGGGTATTGAACTTCATTGGCAATAATTTACCATCTGGTGTGGCTGGCAACGTTGTCTATGTATCTGGTGCAAGATATACAGGGTATAAAGGTGTTAGAGATATTGGTTATGTTGTATCCAACATTGGCAACTTAACATTAAACAATACTACCATTGGCACACAATTTGGCAATGCAAATATTACCTTGGCACCTGGCAACGGAATTTTAAACATAACAAGCACAGGTGCAGTACAGCTACCGGCCGGATCTTCTTCTCAACGACCGGCAACACCAGCAGAAGGATATGCAAGATACAACGGAGATCTGCACTCTTTTGAATACTTTGACGGAACAGAGTGGGTTGGATACAAAAACGAAATCTTCAGTCAAGTTATCACTCCCAATAGTATAGACAATCAATTTACATTGACTGCTCCGGGCACATCAATCGGATTAATTGTAAGTATCAACGGTACACTACAACAGCCAGATGTTGCCTATACAGTAACTGGGAACGTGATTACATTTGCTGAAGTTCCGCTGTCAACAGATATTATAGAAATACGAAACTTTGCTCAGACTGCTGGCGCCGGAACAATTTATACCAATCAAGATTACACAATGTACAAGGGAGTGTACACATATTTAGGTACATCTCCCAAGCTGATAGATCAATTGCCGTTGAGTGGCAACACCTCAGTCACGTATTCATTGACTTTGACTGACAACGTCAATTCACGCTACAGAAATTCTGAACTGTCAATTTTGGCGTCAGGAACTTCTGCTAGTTATACTGAATTTAACAGTATTCAATCCAATACAGGATATGATGTAGCAACATTTACCTCAAACATAAATTCTGGAAACATACAACTCTGGGCCACCGGCGACAGTAGCAACGTTACAGTAAGTTATCTGAGAAAAAACATTGGTGCTACCATGGTCACTGGGTATTACAACAAAGGTGCAACAGGGCCAATTGGACCAACCTGGTTTGGTGGCGAACAGTTTCCAATTTCAAATAGAGTTATTGTCAGCAACACTTCGCCTAGCACCAGCGCATCAACTGGTGCTTTTCAGGTTGCTGGTGGCATGGGCATCTCTGGTAACTTGTTTGTTGGCGGACAGTTAATTGTTGACCAGTTTACCTTTGCATCATTGAACAGCACTCCAGTTGGTAACGCTTTTCCAAGCTCAGGTGCATTTACAACACTAAGTACAGCTGGTAACTTAACAGTAGTTGGCAACATTGGCATAACAGGAAATATTATTCCAAGTGCCAATGTCACATACAATCTAGGATCAAACACATATAGATTCAAAGACTTGTATCTAAGTGGCAGTTCTATCGTGCTGGGTGGAGCAACAATTACCACAATTGGCAGTAACATTAGCATCGCCAACAGCCAAGGCGGAGCTTTATTAATAGATACTGCTCAGCCATTGTCATTGACAGGACTGGGTGCAAATGCAAATATCACAGGCGGTAATATCATCGGTGTTACCAATGTATCTGCAACAACCATAACCGGCAACTTGTCTGCAACCACAGTGTCAGGTACTATTACCACAGCGGCACAACCCAATATTACCAGCCTAGGTACACTAACAAGTTTAACGGTTAACAGCTTGACGGTAACAGGTTCAGGTTCAACTGGAAATATATCTGCTAATGCCATAACCGCCAACTCAGCCACAATCAATCAAGACGTATTAATCAAAGGAAACTTGACAGTACAAGGTATTAGTGCAAACATTGGATCAGTGGATCTAACAGTAAATGATAGTATTATTAATTTGCATTCACCGTCGGACTTATCACCACTGATTGCCGACGATGGGAAAGATATTGGTATTAAACTGCACTACTACAAAGGTGGCGACAGGGTTGCGTTTTTTGGACGAGCCAATGACACAGGTTACTTTGAGTGGTATGCTTCAG